TATGACAGCAAAAGAACAAGCAATCCTTGATATTAAAGAGGATTTGAAAGACCAAGGAAAATCCTTCCTCGCTTTCCATCAAGAACTGAACAAGCCAATAGGCAAACTTCTAAAGCAACATCTCTATGCACAAAACAAACTTACCAGAAAGTAAACACCATATAGTTTTTTATTGTTTAATAAATGTTAGTACTTAAAAGTCTCTCTAAACAATTTCAAACGTTGCTCATGGTATTAATTTTAAATTAAAAGGTTAATTTAAAGAGAGATTATAGTCCTTCAGTCTGAGAAGATAGAAGGACTTCCATGCTCCGATAGCTCAACTGCATAGAGCAACGGCCTTCTAAGCCGTAGGTTGCGGGTTGGAGTCCCGCTCGGAGTACTATAACAACTAAAACAATCATCATTATGAAACTTGTATTAAAAGCAATCACATTCTACCTCCTCCTCTTTTCTTGGATAATTTTTTTATGTGGAGGAGCTGAAAGTCTCATTATGAAAGACTACATATTCCCTACTATCCTCTGGCTCTCATGCAATATTCTTGTCACATTCGTTTGTGAAAGAATGCTTACATACAGGGAACTATGTAAGATAACAGGTAATAAATACATTTAAAGTTAAAGTCATATTAAATAGATTACTATAAGCAAAGTATACCATTTAGGAGGTAACATAAGGATGTATATTGGTCACATTGAAAAATTAAGGTGCAAGTCCTTGGTGCTGGGCATTAAGTTGACAGTACCTCAAGGTAGGATAGATGCCTGACTAATATGGTAGTTCGATTCTACTTACCTCCACCAATTATTAACAACTAAAAACAAAAGAATCATGAACGAACATAATTTTGATTTTCTACAAAATCCTAATAAGATTGCAATCGCTAAAGATATTGAAAAGAAATATTGGAATTATTATTTTAATTGTTATGATTTTTCAACAGAAGATATTGATTTTCAACTTAGAATTATATATCAAAGTGGAGATAATGCAGTTCTTACAATGGAGGAATATTGTAGAGTAATTGATACGATTGAAAATAAGTAATTTAATAAAGAACAAATCGAAAAACTATGACACAAGAAGATAAAGAACTCCTTTTACATCTTCTTAAAAAGGCTGATGAAGATGGATTATTGAACATATACGACCAAGAAGAGAATCATTATGCAGTAGATTGGATGTTTCTTGATAGTGAGTTGGTTATAAAAATAAAATAAAATAGTAAAATGACACAAGAAGATAAAGAACTCCTTTTAAAGGATTTGTGTGCAAGGTTGCCACACCATGTATATGTAAAGGTTTGGCTTAAAGATAAGACAACAGAAGAAGGCGTGTTGGATTTAGAGCATAACTATGGTGATGTTTTAAGGGACGCATTCTATTATAATAAAATAATTGACATTAAGCCGTATCTCAGACCTCTATCATCAATGACTGACGAAGAATTTGTTTATTTTATGGGTATTCATGGTATGAATCTAAAGTCATTTGAAATTCAAAAAATGATGTCTGAAAATTTCAATCATCTTAATAGTGTTGCTATAGTAAATACATTGGGCAGATATTCTCATAACATAGATTGGTTAAACAAGAATATGTTTGACTATAGAAGTCTTATTGAGAAAGGCTTGGCTATTGCTGTAACACAAGAGAACAATCCTTATGAAAATTAGAATTGGATTTAGTACAAATGGTAACATATATGCAGATTTGGAGAAAGTCAAAGCCTGTAATATTTGTACACATTTTAGAGGTTACGGACTTCATGCTTGTATTGGGCATTGTCTTAAACTTGATAAAGATATAGACGGAGGTTACATTGGAAATTATAACAAGGTAGCAAAAAAGTGTAATGATTTTAATGTTAAACCAGAACTAATAAATTAAAAAAGATAAATAATTATGAAACTGATAGATAAAGCTGTTATTGTAGCGGAGATAGAACGATTGAAGACTATTTATAATGATGATGAAAACATTCATCATATCGCAAGATATAATATTCTTGTTGACATTCTTTCTTTTCTTAACACTCTTGAAGTGAAAGAAGTGGATTTAGATAAAGAGATAAACAATGTAGGTATGGCTATGACAAATCATAACCCATCGTGGAAGGAAGTAGAATGTTTTGCCAAGCATTTCTTTGAACTTGGATTAAAAGCACAGAGAGGAGAATAATATGGAAGCACCAGAGAAAATTTATTTTTCTTCAACTGAAGATGGTCTTCATTATTATACAGAAGAAATTCCCTTTGAACGAGAATATATTGAATACATCCGCACTGATGCCTTTATTGAGAAGGCTTGTGAACTTCTTGCAAGAATGGTATGGGAAGTAACCTATGAAGACCTTGAAGGTAATTCTGCTCAGCATTATGATAAAATGGAGTTTATTGAAGATTTCAAAAATTACATGAAAGAAGAATAGTATGGTAAGCAAAGAACTTGAAGATGCTGCAAAGTCTTATTCTATTGAAATGTATAGGACTACACGCAATGAATTGCTTGCAGAAAAATGCAAGTGGGCATTTATAAGTGGTGCAAGGTTTGAGCAGCGACAAGAGGCTGTACCAAGCAAAGAATTAGCCGATGAAATAGATGTTCTAAGCAAGCGTTATCCCGAAATATCATTTGCAAAACTATCTCGCATTGCTGTAAGAATTGCTAAATGGCAAAAAGGACAAGATGAGCTTACAGCATCCGACAAGGGTATGGCTGACGAAATAATAATTCACCTTAAAAGAATCGAAGAAGAATACCGATTGAATTTAACTAAGGAAATACAATGGCTAAGAAACATAACAACGAAAGGAGAATAGCAATGATGCGAGAAGCATATTGTTCTTTTGAAGTATCTAAGTTACTCAAAGAAAAAGGATTTGGTTGGGAATGTTGTGGGAGATATTCAGTTCGTTCTAAGGAATTTCATTTGGATTGCACAAGGAGATGTAACAATAGTGGATTATTTGAATACGCCGCTCCAACTCATCAAATGGCTATGGCATGGTTGAGGGAAGTACATAATTTACATATTGAAATTGCTAGAGGCCCTAAAGGTTATCATATTATGATAGAAATAATTCCTCTTGGTGTTGTTAAATATATTACAAGAGAAATTGTTGGAACTAATTATGTCGATTCTTATGAAGAAGCTATTGAAGCAGCATTAAAGTTTATACTTAAAAATTTAATATAGTTATGAAATCTTATACTGATATAAATCAAAGTAAACTTTTGGCAGAAATACTGCCACTTGAAAGTGCAGATATGGGTTATTTATGGAATGGAACATCTTTTTGTGAATATCCAGTAAGTAATCAAACCATTTTCAATAGAGTAGAAAATATTCCATGCTGGTCATTAGCAGCGTTGCTTGATATACTTAGCGAAAAGTCGCATTCAATCAATGAAGATGGTGCTGTATGTTTAGATTCCTATAAAGGTATCGAATGGGATTTGTTAATGGAAAATACAAATTTAGGCTGGGTTACAAAAAAATCGAACCCTATTGATGCTTGTTATGAAATGATTATTAGATTACATGAACAAAACCTTTTGTGATTATGGATACAGATTTTTTAATTCTAATTATATTAGCAGGCATAGCAGCATGTTTAGTATATATAGGATGTGCTATTACTTCAATAGCAAATACATTATGGGATATTTTACAAGAACTTAAAAACAAAGAAAATACACGAACTTAAAATGTTGTGATTATGGACGATATAGATAATAGTGGAAGATATAAGATAGAAGTTAGTGGTTTTGACCTCAAAATAATTCTTGAATCTCTAAATGCTGAAAGAGAGAAAAGATTATCTAAAACACCTTGGGAAAATAGAAACTCGAATGGTTATCCACCACTTTTTTCTTATGACTATAAAGCAAAATCAGTGCGTCAAGTAGATAGTGTACTCAGTTATATTAAAAACCAAATTAAATAATTATGAAAGAAGAAGAGTTAAAAGTTAAAATGCAAGAAGGACTTGCAAAAATCAAACCCAAAGTTACTGAAATGACAAACATTATTATAGATGCATATCAAGAAGGATTCAGTACTTGTTTTGAGTTGCTAACAGGACAAAAGTTTAAGTGATTATGAAAGAACCAAATATAGAGCAAAAAGCAAAAGCCTATGACGAGGCAATAAAAGTAATTAAGGATAATTTGGATGCCCTTAATGAAATTACCGAAACAGGGGCAGAGGTTGTAAATATTCAATCTATTAAAAATTGTTTTTACAGAGCATTCCCCGAACTCAAAGAGTCAGAGGACGAGAGGATAAGGAAAGAAATCATTTATCATATTCAAAATTGTGATGATACAATAGATGAGGAAACAGAGAAAAGAATGATTGCTTGGCTTGAAAAGCAAGGAGGTAATCTTGTTGAAAATGGTTATACAAACAACAAAGATTATATTAAATATGCCGACAACTATTCGCATGAAATTTGGCATAAATTAATGGATAACTTTAAAAATATTAAAGATTATCACATAGGTTGCAATGATGTTTCAGATATTGTTCTTAATGCTATTATAGATACATGCAACTGGCTTGAAAAGCAAAGTGAGCAGAAACCTACTGATAAGGTTGAGCCAAAGTTCCATCCAGGTGATTGGGTTGTAGATATGTGCGGTTATGTCTGGAAAGTAATAAGAATAATAAATCAATGTTATCTCTTAAAAGATACTGATGGAAGTGAATCACTCCCTACAATAGAATGGGTTAGTAAGACCTACCATCTTTGGACTACCAAAGATGCAAAGGATGGTGATGTGATTTCTTGGGATGATAGCAAATGTATCGCTTTATTCAAAAACATCTACGATAAAGATTCTTTTAATAGTTATGGATTTGTAGGACATTGTACAGGCACATTTGAAGCAAGACACGGTTATCACGACATAGAAGGTGCTCATCCTGCTACTAAAGAACAGCGTGATACTCTGATGAAAGCGATAACTGATGCAGGCTTCACTTTTGACTTTGAAAAGAAAGAATTAAAGAAGATTGAAGATGAAATAGAAATCCCTTTTGCTGCTAAGGATAGTGAATTGCAGGAAGCCACTTACTATATTCCTAAAGGTTTTCATGCAGAAATAGATGATGATAAAGTAGTCATTAAAAAAGGTGAAAAACCTACTACTAAGAGAGAAGAGGAAGAAAGAATGTTAAACTTGATAATTGCTGTCTTTGAGGTTAATCATCCAAATGAATATTTCAAAGCAAATGAGTTAAACGACCCTAATATGAGGGCTGTTTACACCGAAGAAATAGTCGCTTGGCTTAAATCCCTCAAACAAAGAATAGGGTGGAAACCAAGTAAAGAACAAATAGACGCTTTAGATTCAACTCTTCAATATAGTCAAGTATCACACAATTCACTTGAGCACCTTAATTCACTATATAATGATTTAATGAAACTAAAAGAAGAATAAATTATGGAAACAAAAGAACTAAAGATTTCAGTACCAGAAGGCTATGTGATAGACAAAGAGAACTCTACGTTTGAGTGCATTAAGTTCAAGAAAATTGAACAAAAGAGGTGGAGAGATAATAAAGAGGCTAATATAGTAGGATATTATATCAATCTTGATAGCAAGATTGTGCAAATAGAAAAAGACGGTGATTATAAGAATATAAAATCTAATCATGATGTTTTTGCGGCAGAAAAGCAAGCCAAATCTGCATTGGCTATGGCTCAAATAAGTCAGATAATGGCTAACGACAAAAGGTTTGGAGGTGTTGTTACCGATGAAGAGTGGAATAGTGATGATTGGAAATATATTATTGACCGTAAATATAATGATGTATGTATTAACCGTTGCATAAGTAGTTATTATTTTATGGCTTTTCATACAGAAATACAAAGGAATTTATTTTTGAAAGAGAATGAAGACCTAATAAAAGATTATTTAATGCTTGATTGATAATGACCAATAGACCAATAGAAGAACTAAGGGCAAACACAACTAATGATTGTCATGCTTGTGTTAAAGACAGCAAAAATTGTTGTGTTTGTGTATGGAGGAAGTGATTATGACAGTAGAAGAAATAGATAAGGCTTGTGAACTTTGTATGCAAGAGGATTGCATTGGATGTGAGTTTCAAGATGTTCATTTCCGCGATGTTAGTGATATGAAAAATCTTAATAAATTAAGTATTACTAATAATAAAATAGAAAAATCAATAACTAAAGACGAAGCACTAAAGGTATCAGCAAACATGCTAAACAAACTATATCATTCTGATAATGTTGATAGTGATGCAGTAAACCTACAAGCACTTCTGCTTACAGCCGAAGCAAATAAAGACTATGGTAAGATGTATTCAATGTTAGAGGAACTACGAAAATTAATTGTAAAATTGCAATTAGCATTAAAACAAAAGGAATAATATGTGTTGGATGTGTTCAAAAGCAGAGAAAAAAATTGCCGAAGAAGACATTAAAGTCTTTAAGATAGGCAAAGGATATGAAGATATATTTGAAAGTCTGTATGTAGATTTTAAGTATCAACTTAATCAATTATATACTTCTTGTATAGATGTGAAGTTCCAAACTCATAGTAATAATTTTATAGGCTCACAAGGCTTTCATTCTTATGACCCATCCATAGTTCATTTAAAGATTTCTGAAAATGGAATAATACAATGGGCGGTGTATGCAGGAAAAAGAAGATTGGATTGCGATACTCATATTGGTGATTGTGTCAAAGCCGAATGTGTTATTCCCAAAGGAAGTATGTATTATAAAAATGACATGGGGGAGATAATATCAAACCAAATAATAATCAAAAATATTGAACCACTATGGAATTAAAAGACTATACAACAGATGAATTGCACGAAGAACTAAAGCGTAGAATTGCTGTTGCTAGAGAGCAAAAAGCAAAAGAGCGAGAACAAAAGCCTATATGTGATAATTGCAAACATTGCATCATCCAAAAACAAGGTGGTGTTACTTTCTATTATTGTGGTGCAAAAACTTATACACTGAAAGATAGAGGTGTTACAAGAAATTATGTAGTCAATAAGGGTAGTATGTGTAAGTTTAATCTATTTGAACGTAAATAATGATACAAATAACTTTTAAGACATTAAAGCGTAAAGTAAAGAACTTTTTACATTTGCCTGTAACAAGAGTAGAAGTTCTTGAATATGCTAAAGAATTGCAAAGTACTTGTCAGTACCCAGGACTTTGTTCGTTATTAAATGACGCTCTTGAACATTATAACATTCGGCCAGTTGCTCCTACTGTCTTTCCAAAATTCACCAAAGACTATGCAAGACGTTTTGGAGCATCATACCATGGATATTGGTGGGAACCTTGTCTATGGGACACTGGTAGGCTTGATTTCCTATATTGGCTAATAAATGAGTATAAAGACGATAAAACTAATATACGAAAATTATGAATATAGTATTAGGTATATTGTCAATTTTAGTTTATGCAGGTTTTGTTATATTTACTCTAAAAAATAGAGTAAAACTTGTAGGAATTTTTGGTATAACTTTGGGCATACTTCTTACGATTGGTTATTATTACAAAGAGATTAAACCTATAGATGTCTATCGTGGTAATACAACTCTTGAAATAACATATAAAGATGGAGTTGCTGTAGATAGTGTAGTAGTTTGGAAAAATAAATAATTATGAATATAGTTTTAGAAATTAATGGTATACGTCACAAACGTGTACCTGATACAAATTCACACAGTAATCTTTGTGATAATTGTTCGTTAATAGATTTGTGTGATAATTTAGTATATGGTTTTTGTTATGATTTAGATAAAAAAGAAGGTCTAGGTAATTTTATAAAAGAAGAACAATGAAGACGTTAAAATTTGATATACCTTTATACAACATTCATGTTGATTTGGTGCAAGTGGAAACCAAAGACGATAAAGATGATGTAATTAAGCTTATGCGTACTATAGAATGTGAGCAAGAGTTTATAGACGAATTTATAGATTATATTGAAAGAGGGTATTATGATGGAGGAAATACATATCGTAATTTTGATTTTAAAAGAATTCTTGTTATCTTTTATCCTATGAGTGATGAAGAGACACGCGCAGAACTCTATGCACACGAAAAACGTCATATAGAAGATAGAGTTATGCAACATGCTTCGGTAGATGATATAGAAAGCGCAGGATTGCTTGCAGGGTATCTTGGTAAAATGTTTTATCAGTTTAATAATAAAGTAAAAAAAATAAATGAAAGCAAGAAGAAAGAACTCTAATGACGAGTGGAAAGAAGTAAAGTATATCCAACTCGAAGACTCTGATATTCTTTTCAAGCGAGATTACCTGGAGTTTGACAACATAACTCCTGAACAAATTGCGGATGAAGCACATTGGCAAGATGTCAGAGAACGTGCTGCAATGGCTGCATTACAAGGTATACTTGCTAATCCAACTATTATAGATGCAGCAGATGACCATCGTCTAACTGCAGTAGAAGATGCGGTTGGCTTTGCTGATGAACTTGTTAAACAATTAAAAGAACATAATGAAAAGAATTGAACTACATGTATTACCTCCAACTAAGTTCTATTGGGAAATAGCAATATTACCTAATATCAACTTTGGTTATAGTTATAAAAGATTTTACATGCATTTTGCATGGTTGTTGTGGAGTATAACAATAATAATTGAAAAATCAAAGTAATATGGAAGTAATAAAAATATATCCTCGTAAGGATAATTGGCAAATAATAATAATGCCATTAGTAGGAATTTTGACCCTAAGTGATAAAGTTGTCCTTATGATAGGGTGGCTATGTTGGGGTATTGATATAATAATACAAAAATCGAAGTAATATGGAGACTTATGGATGATATATTCAGACTTGTAATTACTACTAAGAATGGAGACATAAGCATCCAGTATTTTGATGATTATAACACTCTTGATTATAATGCAGTATTATGTTAATTTAGTACTAATATTATAAAAGCAGTAGCACAAAAAGCAACATTACTTGGTTGGAAAACATTATTTAGTATTAACAGTTAAAAATAATCATTTAACTTAAATCAAATAAATTATGGCAAACAATAGAAAATGGACTGTACGAGAGGATGCAGAAATAATGAGAGTTATTGAACGTAATCCACATAACCTTCACAAATGTTTTATTCTTATTTCTGATATAATTGATCGTACTCCTGGAGCTGTGGAAAACCGATGGTACACACATGTATCCAAAGACCCTGTAAACAAAGCTTTCTTTACAGCTTCACGTCATCATGTAAGTATGAACCGTAAGAATGGTACAGGTGAAACAAGTAATATCACTGTATGGAACAAACTCATGCGTGCTCTTCATTCAATAGGATTGTAGCTATGTCATATATAGAAGAACAACAACTCCAACAAGAAGTCTTTGAGCAAGAAATTGCCAAGGACTTCTTTTTTAATGATGTAGATACCTACACACAATTCATGATAGATGAAAACTTCCAATATGTTCATAGACCTAAATTCCCTATTGATGGATAATGAACCTTTTCCAGAAATCTGGTACAGCTAAAAATCTCTGATAATAATGACAAGACAAGAAGTATATAATAACTGCCTTCAATCACTTTCTACCCACACTTCCCTCCTACTACAACTTCCAACAGGATATGGTAAATCAAAACTGTCTATAGACATCATAAACTATCTTTGTGATACTGTCTATAAGAACAAGGAAACCACTATGCTGTTACTTGTGGCCAAAAGGGTACATAAACAGACTTGGAAGGAGGAGTTTAGTAAGTGGGGAGGTATAAAGGTAAGTAATATCATCATTGAGTGCTATGAGTCCATGCATAAGCATACACAGAAATCATTTGATTTCCTGCTTATGGATGAAGTACATCATGTAGGTTCTGAATTACGTCTGGCATCCTTAAAGCATATCACATTCTCTTATATGCTTGGACTCTCTGCTACAATACCATTCAATCTAAGACAATACTTCAGGTTCAAATACAGTGCTGATGTTATCCAATGTTCCATCTCTGAGGCTATTGAAGATGCTATCCTTCCAGAACCACAGATACTCTTATTACCACTATCTCTCGACAACACAAGACTGTCAGAGACTATAGAAGTCAATGCTAAAGCTCCAGGACCTATAATCCAAGGAGAGTATAAAGACAGGTGGAAATACAAGAAATCCAAGCAACATGCTATTCTGAAATGTACACAACGTCAGAAACTTATAGAGATGGACGATTTAATCTCATGGGAAAAATCTCTGTATATGAGAAATCACAACGAAGCTCTCAAACAGTCTTGGTTATTCCATGCAGGTAAACGTCTTGAGTTTCTCTCTGACTGTAAGATAGCATGGGTTAAGCTCATACTACAACGCCTGAAAGATTCCCGTACTATTACCTTCTGTAAGACAATAGCACAGACAGAACTTCTTGGTAGTAACTGCATACATTCCAAGAATAAGGAAGCAGAAAATCTCTATAATGACTTCAATGCTAAGAAAATAGACCACATTACAGCTGTCAACATCCTCAATGAGAATGCTAACTTGGTAGATTGCAAGTATGCTATCTTTACTAACCTCTCATCCTCTGACAGGATTATGCTTCAGCGTACAGGAAGGGCTTTGAGACACTCTTCTCCTGTCATCATCATTCCGTACTTTGAAGGAACAAGAGAGCATGAGATAGTTTCAGACCTTATTACTGAATTTGATAAAGAATATATTAAAACCATAAATTCTTATACAGAAATATGATACCTCAAAATGTGCTTTGGGCACTACATTCTCAGATAGAATCTATAGTGAATACAATCGTTCTGCTTGGTTATGATAAGATTGATGATGAGTTAATCTTCAACTATGACTTGGCAGATGTAACAGTCAAATTTAAAACTAAACAAGATGAAACTGAATAATTGGATAAAACAGCTGCTGATATTCTTTATATCCTTTGTGGTATCCTTCCTGATATTTCAAATGATAGTATATGAAACGCTTCAATAACTCTCTCAACCAACATTGGACACAGCATCATGGGAAGATGGTTCCAAAGAAAGCCTACAACTCTCTTGATGAAGCTATGTCCATCATTGACACTCTGTATAAAAACAAACCACATTACCACCCCTATATCTGTAGCTTTTGTGGTCAGTGGCATATAGGACACCATAAATTAAAGAAATAGTAAGTGCTCAAAGGTTTTGCCTTTGAGATAAAAACAAAACAAAATGACTGAATTTACAATCAAAGAAAAAGTATGCCTCAAGCATAAACTCTCTCTTGAGGAGTTTCTTGTGGCTCTGTCTGTAAGACAAATCAAAGACTTGCAGGCAGTAATTGATAATCTTCTTACCAGAGAAGTTTTAGTCAAGAAAGAAGGAAAGTATTATGTTACTCAGCATTGGTCTGATGTGGTAGATGAAATCATCTGTGATTCTGCACCAAACGAAGAAATGCCTGAGGAACAGTTAACTGAACTTGCCAAGCAGATGCAAGCTATCTATCCTGCTGGCAAAATGCTTAATAAGTTTGGTATTGAAACTCCTTATTATTATCGCTGTAATGTAGGAGAAATCAAGAAACGTCTTAAGAAGTTCTTCCTGCTTAGTGGAAACTACACCAGTGAGGAAATCCTTGATGCTACACGCAGGTATGTAGAATCTTTCCATGGCAACTATAGAGGTATGCGTCTCATTAAGTATTTCATCCTTAAAGATGACATCAAGGAGACAGTGGAAGGAAATCACATAGAGCAAATTTCCGACCTTGCCACCTTCCTTGAGAACAAGGCAGAAGAAGATTATAATTGGAATGGAAGAGAGGAAGAGCTTGTAAACTGAAATCTATATGAATTTAATTCAAAGAGTCCAGGAAAATATAATTCATAGAAGGCAAAGGATTCTTGATGGAAAGATTAACTGTATTCCTACACCCATTCCTACATTTAAATACTACTATCCAGGAGTAGAAAAAGCAACTTATTATCTTGTGTCAGGGGCAGGAAAAAGTGCTAAATCCAAAACAACTAATTTCCTGTTTGTATTTAATCCAATACTATATGCCTTTGAACATCAGGATTTGATAAGACTTCAGATATTTTATGCGCTCTTGGAGGAAACAGCAGAAAACATAACACTCAAATTTATCTGCTATTTACTGTATATAAAATATGGAATAAGAGTAGATATTAAGACACTCAAGTCCGTAGATTCCTCAAGAATAGTCTCTCAGGATATACTGGAAAAGATAAACTCATTAGAGATACAGGCAATTCTACATTTTTTTGAAGAACATGTGGTATTCATACCTGACAGAAATCCTACAGGTATATATAATACCTTAAAAGAATATGCTGAAAGGAATGGGACTACACATAAAAAATTCGACGCAAGGGTAAATAATGAAATATTCGATTTTTACGAACCTAATGACCCAGAAGAATATGTTATGTGTGTGGTTGACCATGTATCACTGATTTCAACAGAAAGACAGATGGATTTGAGAGAGTCAATAAAGAAGTTATCAGAGTATATGAAAATCATACGTAATAAATATGGATATATTCCAGTTATCGTACAGCAGCAAAACTCTGAAACCATCAGTCTGGAAGCCTATAAGGCTAACAAGATAACACCTACCCAAAAAGGATGTGCCGACTCTCAAGACCCTCCTAAAGATTGTGATATGATGATTGGAATAACAAATCCAGATGCCTTTGACATGAAAGAGTTCAAAGGCTATAATATTGCAAAATTAGGAGATTCTGCAAGATTCATTAACATTCCATTGGGAAGAGACAGTGCAAGCAATGTAGTCTTAGGTCTATACTTTGATGGAGCAACAGGTTTCTATAAAGCACTTCCAAAACCTGATGATGTAGTTAATTTGAGTAAAGTATATGAACTGATACGAAGAAATAAAGAATCCACCTCTAAGTAATTTTCTAATAAAAAATTATCAATATTTTAAGCATGTTGCTTGCCTCACTTAAAGCAAGTAACTTTGCAGTCACTAACAATAAAAAGAGTAGAAGAAACAATGAGTGAAATCATTTTGCCTACAGAACGTAGGAAAGCAACTGACTATAACCCAAGGTTTATGGTCATCTTTGGAAAGCCTAAGAGTGGTAAATCATCCCTTATGGCATCATTAAACAATAATCTCATCATTGATCTTGAAGATGGTTACAGGTCTCTCGATGTAATGTGTGTCCAAGCAAGAAGTGCCAATGACATATTTCAGATTAAAGCAGCTATTGAAGCTAAGAATAAAGAAGAAGGAAAGAATTTCTACCGCTTCATTACTATAGATAATGCCACACGTCTGGAGGAAATGTCATTGCCTTATGCTGCACATAAATATCGTCAAACCTCTATGGGACAGTACTGGGGCTATAAGACAGATAAAGCAGGAAACCTGCTAAAAGATGCTAATGGAAAGTATGTCATTGACCCTAAGGCTGATGTACGTCTTCTTCCCAATGGTGCAGGTTATCTTTATATGAGAGAAGCACTAAAGGAAATGATAAATATGTTCAGACCTCTATGTGATACCTTAATTCTTGTATGTCACGTCAAAGATAAGCAAATCAAGAAGAATGATGTGGAAACTACAGAAATGTCAGTAGATTTAGCTGGTAAAACGGGAGATATTATCTGTGGGGAAGCTGATGCTATAGGTTATGTATCACGTCAAGGTAATAAAACACTTCTTACATTTAAGGGAGGAGATAATAACATCAAAGGTTCAAGACCTCTGCATCTCAGGGAAAAATCATTCTGTGTAGCAGAATCAGATGAAGATGGTAATCTTAAAGTAGATATGTCAGAAATATTTATTGACAACTAAAGTCAGTGCAAGACAGTTCGGCTGTCTTGATAAAAAAAAACAAATAATCAACCAACCAATTAAAAACCAAAACTATTATGCAAAAAAGAATTTCATACACTCAGTTTCAGAGTGTAAGAGCTGTTGCTAAGGCAATAGACCCAATCATCAGAGAACGTAACAAACTGGAAGCTAAACTTCATAGCCTTATCAGTGAGTATAAAGACAAGAAACTTCAGATTGAAGCTCTGGAAGCAGGCATTGTTAATGTCATAGGTTTCCATGTAGAAGACCTTGTAGAGAAGGTAATTGAGCCTGGTGTAGATGGTAAGGGTAATCCTACTAGGACTACCAAATATCTTCCTACAAGTATAGTTTCATATGACGAAGCTACCAAGCAATATGTTATCACTATTCCTGATGATGGAGAAGGTACAGGAAATGCACAACCAGTAGAAGAAAAAGAAGTAGCCACAACACAAACAGAAGAACAGACAACTGAAACATCTCTCCCAGAAGAGGTATTTCCATTTGAACAAACACAAGAAGAATCAGTATTTTAATAGTAAACATCAATAACTATGAAAGAAAACAATTACAGTTTCCTTGCTATTGGCAAGACACAGGACTCCGATAAAGGAGGTTTTAAGAGGTATATTGGTCTTGGTAGCACATTTATTAAGGGTGTGCAGCCTACCAAGAAAGAGCTTGATGAGTTCTTTGGCTTTGAATCTACATCAGAACCTGAGTACGTTAAAGAGGGAGAGAATGGAAAGGAAGTACATATCACATTCCTCATCCAGACTGACCCTGAAACTAACAATGGTATAGACCTCAAGTCCAGAGCTATGTTTACCCTCCGTATGACTCCTGCTTACAACAGAGACCAGTCTAAGGTACAAGTAATAGACAAGTATGGTAACTATACCTATGTTTCTACTGAAGATGCAAAGGCAGGTAAGCCTATTCTTAACAGCTCTGGCAACCCTCAGAAGATAGACACCAAGTATCGCATGGCATGTGTAGGAGAATGTGACCTTGTGGCATTCCTCAAGAAGTATCTCTGTGTACCAGAAGCTTTCAATTATGTCAACGGTTCATGGGTGAAGAAGGAAGATGCTGATAACTATATCTTTGGTCTTGAACATATCAAAGATTATTTCTCTGGAAATTTCTCTGAGCTTAAAGAGGCATTGGCACTTCAACCAAACAACAAAGTTAAGCTTCTCTATGGGGTCAAAACTGATAAAGGCAAGCAATATCAAGCTGTTTGCACAAGAGGAGAACTCATCCTTCCAAACAATGCAGGCAGCTCTGCTGTTGCAAGATTGGAGAAAGACCTTACAAATGCTAAGCAGAATGGCTCATTCAGCACTACTGAGTATCGCGTGCAGGAACTCCAGGAATATACTGTCCAGCCAACTAATCTTGAAGAGAAACCACAGGAAGAAGCCAGTTCTTCCGATGACTGGTGGAACTAAGTAAGTGCTTTGAGGTTCTGCCTCAAAGATAAATAACTAACCCCCAAACGTGATAATCTTATGCTAATAGGTAAAACTGCATCAAGTATATCAGTTCAAGAATTATTTCAAAAGTATTCAGAGGTACAGATATTCACCGCTGCCTTTCCTGAGATAACTTCAATACCTTGCAAGATAAGTTCACCATTCAGAGTGGATAATAACCCGTCATTTAGTATATATCTTGACAATGGTGGGCATATAAAGTTCAAGGATTTTGGAGATTCCACATGTCATGGAGGACTTCTTGACCTTCTATGCAAGAAATGGAACTGCTCTTTCCGGCAAGTCTTTGACAAGATTCTGCAACTCATGGCTCATAGTGAAGTCAGTGCAGAGGAATTTGGTTCCTCTGTTAAATCCAAGCAGATAAAAATACTCACCCGTAAGGAAGCCTCTGAATCTACCAAAATCCAAGTAGCTGTACGTCCTTGGCAAAAGTATGACTATGACTACTGGGCATCCTATGGAATAGAAAAGCAGTGGCTTAAGTATGCAGAGATATATCCTATAAGTCATAAGATTGTCACTAAGAGGGATAGTAAGACAGGAAAACTTAATAAATACATATTTCCTGCTGATCAGTATGCTTATGTCTATGTAGAACGTAAAGAAGAGAAACTACAACTAAAGATATATCAACCCTATAATACTAAAGGATTTAAGTGGTGTTCTTGTATGGATTCTTCTGTTATATCTTTATGGACTAAAGTACCTGAAAGGGGAGATAGAATCATCATCTGCTCCTCAGTGAAAGATGCACTCTGTCTGTCTTGCAACTTGTATATACCTGCCATAGCTCCACAAGGAGAAGGCTACAGTCTTAGTGACACTGCTGTCAGTGAACTCAAAAGAAGGTTTGATAAGGTTTTTATTTGTTTTGATGTAGATAATGCAGGAAAGACAGATGCAGAGAAACTCGCAAAGAAAACAGGTTTTATCAACATTGTACCTGACTTGGGGAAAACCAAAGACCTTAGTGACTATTGGAAATCCCTTGAAAACAAAGAAGACTTTAAACAACTTGAAACACTATTTCATTAACCAACAAATTCATTTTATTTATGGAACCAAGAGAAATTCTTATCGCTAATTCAAAAGACCAACGTCGTTATAAAATCACCACTGCTGCTGTAACCCTTCTACAACTGAAAGAAGATATTATGGCTAATAACAATGTCCAAATGTATGATGGGGTTAATTGGATACCAAACACTGAACCTATCAATACATCAGGAATGACATTTACTGAAGGTATTACAAAGACACAGCTTATAGCTGATGATTCTGTATTGCCTACTAATGTTATGTTCCGAGGTACCCCTACTAACTCTCTTGTAATACTTCTTACCAACACAACCAAGAATATTGCTTCTGGTGCTGGTGACAGAAAGACTGCCTATGAACTTATCAAGCAGATGGGTCTTCAAAATACCATCAAAGAAATCTATGGAAAGAACTTCACACAGGTATCTACCGATAATCTCTACACAGTAATAGAAGATAGCAAGAATCATCCTTATGAATGTTCTCAAGATAGCCAGTGTACTGAAGTTTCCACTCCGGAAACACCATCACCATCCAAGCCTTCTGTTTCTGCTGCACACCCTGAAACTGTCAACTGGCTTTACGATGGTATCAAAGCTATGGTAAAAAATAACACTCTTTATGTAAATGATGTAGTAGTATTGTCAGAGCTTATCAGTGAATATTCTGCACGACTACAAGAAGAAACACCTCAGATTACAGACGAGGATATAACCCTTATGTTGCACAGCCTGTAATTGAATGCTTCATAGATTTGTTTGGAAGTGCAGTAAGCTTTTAGTTTGCTGCACTTCTTTTTACTATATAGATTACAATATTTTTTAAATTGAAATCTTATGGTTTTTACACCATTACAATTAAAACAACACATATATCAGCCTGTTTTTGATGTGTATGATATATTCAAAAATCACTTCGGGGAAGATTATACTGACTTACAAGGCATCCTTAATGATGATGAGTATAACTCCCTGATTGAAGATTACTATCCACAGTCTGACTCTTCTCAAGAAATAACAGAAGAAACTCTGACTGGACTAAAGGGAAATATTCCCAATCCACATATCTTAGTATGGTGGCCTAAGGTTACTGTAACAAATGAATATGACAAACATATAAACATTACTGACTTATATGCGAAGATAGAAATCACTACTGACGGTAATATACCTTTTGAATGGACCAGTGGTTTTAAACTTATCCGAACATCTGCACCACCATCACAAATAATAGCTGGATATGTCCACTCTCATGTTTATTCAGACAGAAACTACACAAACATACAGGAATTTAAAACTCCTTGTCTTGGAAGAGGGCCTATTAGGCAGACAGTCCTAAGTCTTATGACATCATACAGCATGGAACTATGGATGCTTTTTTGTGAAGAGCTGTCAAGATATGTTACTGTAGAAAGTCTGAATGGAGGCCCTTATATCCGTATGGAGTCGGTAGGAGGTAAAAGTGAAATTGATATAAAGCAACAGTTTGGATTTAATCTGGATTATGTGCTCATTCTTGGAGACTTATATAGCCCACATGGCATACAGAAACTGAATGATATAATTAAATCATTCTTTAAATACTACTATATATTAGATAACAGGCTATCCATAGACTTCGATGGTTTGCAGTATAGACTGGGAAAAGATATTATACATGGTCTTATAGATGTATCCAACTCTTTTATAAGGTGGGCAAATATTTTGCCGACAGAGGAAAGGCAATGGATAAAGAATACCAATTTATTAAATAAATATGTATGCACTGAAGGTAAGATATATGAAACCTCAGGATCACTTACAAGCAATCTTACTCACTTACATTATTGTCGATGCCTAAAGTTCAAAGAAGAAGATATATACTTCAAGATACTTGATGAAGATATGGTTGAGGATAATGCAGTAACATTGTTAGACATCCCCCTTGCCGCAAAACTGATAAAAAACATATTTAATATTCTAAATTACAGATACAATGGAACCAATAACACAGAATCTTCCAGCAATAGAAAAACAGTCTGCTACATTCAAAATGAATGTACCTCAGAAGGTTGAAGCTAAAATCAGACATCTTATTGATAAGTTTCCACATACCGAATGGTCTGGAATACTCTTTTATACCTATTCAGGTAACTTTGAAGACAAAAGTCTTATCATCACATGTGAAGACATTCTCCTTATGGATATAGGAACTGCTGGATGGACTGATTTCCACATGACTCCCGATGTAGCTGCCTATATTGCCCAAAATCCAGAACTCTTCACCGCAGAAACCGGCCTAATCCATTCTCATCACACCATGGGTGCTTTCTTTAGTGGTCAGGACATACAAAGACTGAGAGAAGATGGTAATGATACTAATTGCTTTGTTTCTCTGGTTGTAGATACAAGAGGAACTTATGTAGCTGCTATTACACGGAAAGTAAGAAAACAAAAAGAAATCAAGAATTTTGGTAGCTCTTATGAGTTCTTTGGGAAGGGAAGAGTCTCTGTAGGAGAAGCTTCAGAAGCACAAATTATTTCAGAAGATGTAGTAGAATATTTCTCTCTGGAGGTAAACAGGGAAATAGTACCTAACAAATTCAGTGAACTGGACTCAAGAATAGCAGAAATAACTACTCTAAAGCAAAAGCCAGTAACACCAAGTCTTCCTGTGACAACAAAAGGTAATGACTATGATTTTGACTTTTCTGAGTATAGAAAACAAAAGAAGGAGGAGAAAATACAACAGCCTACACTATGGACTGACGAAGAAATGGGTACTATAGAACAAGGTGTTAACTCCGAAGATATAGAACTCATGGCCACAAAACTGATAACTTGTGACCTTCTTACTGAAACTATACATAACCTGAAGCAATGGGTTGATGAAGTTATGGATACCGCTTATACTGAGTTCTTCCAAGCTTCCAATGACTTTGATGCATGGGTATCATTTATCATACCATATCTGCTCGACAATTACCGTAATTGTAATCCTTTCTACGAGGAAAAAGACATTGCTCAAGCTCTCTACAACAAGCTCTACACTCTTCCACAAAATGAGTGGGTTGAACAATATATGATAGAACTTACAAACTATTTTGAAGACTATGATTGATATAGAAGAATGGCCTAACTTAGAAGAATGGATTAACTACATAAATAACCAACAAGTACCTGCTTCATCACTTTCTTCCACACCTACACCACAAGCTGAATCTAATCACAATGACAATGAAAGCTTTATTACAGAAACTATAAATCTTACTGACCAAGATGTAGAAGATATTATGGCTGACAATCAGTTTAACTCAGTTGTGGAAAATACTGAAGATAATACAGCAACCGAATTATTTGAAGAAACATCTGAAGAAGAAAGTACTGAAATCCAGATAGAAGATGTACCTATGGAAGAACCAGCATCTGAAGCTAACTCTGAGCTTATTCCTGAAAACTCCCCTTCGTTACTTGTAGAAGAAGCCACATCAAGATTTTCTGGAGCTGAATGGTTTGATGCTCTACAACAAGTAGCTGTAACAATAGCAGGATTGGGAGGTATTGGCTCACACACTGCTTTTCAAATTGCAAGAACGACACCCTATGCTATGTATCTGTATGATGATGACATAGTAGAGGAAGGGAATATGTCAGGACAGATGTATGGGAGAGATAATGTAGGAGGATTTAAGACACAAGCAATGTATAAAATCTTAAAACAATTTACATCTTGCCCATATATCAGAGTCTATTCTACAAAGTTTACTTATGATTCTCCTCCTACAGATATTATGATTTGTGGGTTTGATAACATGACAGCAAGAAGAGAATTTTTTAATGCGTGGAAAAGGTGGGTAAACAGAGTAGAAGATAAATCTAAATGCCTTTATATTGATGGCAGACTCAGTTTTGACACTCTCCAAGTTCTCTGTATTCAAGGCTCAGACTCTTATAATATGCAAAGATATGAAGAAGAGTTCTTGTTTTCAGACAGTGAGGCAGATGCCACTATCTGTTCTATGAAGCAAACTACCTATCTTGCATGTATGATAGCCTCTATTATTTCTAATCTCTTTATCAATTTTGTTGCAAATAGTACGAAGCCTGCATTACCCTATGACTTGCCTTTCTTTACACAATATGATGCACAAAATATGATATTTAAAACTGAATACTGATGACAAAATTAGAAGAAGCATTATATAAGGTTTATCTTGCTATTCCTTATGGCAGGGGACGTTACTCAGATCCTCAAAAATCCATAGTTAAAAACATGGAAATACCAGTGGATACTGATGTAATAGAAATACCTTGTTTCCTCTTACCGCGGTTTAAATTGTATGCACATTCTAATGACCAATCAGCCGATGCTATTATAACACAATTAGATGACTGCGCACAAGAGCCTATGTACAAAACATTAGCTAGTGAACTTAGTTATAGTATTAGAACCCAATACATCACAAAGTTTGAAATACCTCAGCAAAATCAAACGGTTAAATATCTTATAACATTTGGAGCAATATTAGAAGAGGACCTTAATCCTATAATGATGTGCTCTTGGGTATTAAGGAGAAGGCCAAATACTGAAAGTGATGATTGCTATGAGTATTTGTATCCACTACTCCGGATAGCTCCTAAATGTCTTCTATATCCTAATAATCTTATGGAGAGAACAATAGGCAAGAAAATACCGTCATTGCTTATAGGAAAAACAATAAAACCTAATTCGTGGGTTACTCTGATAGAAGAAGATTTAAGACCGCTCAGGTTAGAAGTGGCAGATTCTCCGTTTAAGATGACTGCCATTACTCCTGCATTTCCAGATGTTTCAAACGAAGATTTACTTAGATGTGCATACAGTTTCAGCGATGATTTCACATTGTTATGACCATAAATGAATATTTTTCTGACTGGTCAAAAGTAATAGACCTGAATGAGGCAGATAGAATAATGAAGAAACTGTCTGCCTCTAAAACAACTATCTGTCCTAATCTCAAAGACATCTTTAAAGCATTTCGTCTATGTCCACTGGATAGTCTCAAGGCGATAATACTTGCACAAGACCCCTACCCCACCCTAAAGCAGTCTGTGCAAGGAAGTTCTGCTTCCTTATCCATACCTGTAGCTACTGGTCTTGCATTTGCCAACTCTCCAGATACCCCAGAGACTCAATTATCTCCTTCCTTAGACATTCTTAGGAACTCTGTAATCGACTTTACGGTACCACATAATTGTATTAACTTTGACCCAAGTTTAGAGAAGTGGGAAAGGCAGGGAGTTTTATTACTCAATTCTGCACTCTCATGTGAAGCAGGAAAAGCAGGTTCACATACTCTGTTATGGAGAAACTTTATGAAAGTCTTGCTCACAAAACTCTCTGAATACCATACTGGTATAGTGTATATCCTGATGGGTAAGGTGGCAGAAAGCTTCGGTAGCTACATAGATGAAACACATAACTATGTACTGCACATCCGACACCCATCATGGTATGCCAGGGAAAAGAAACAAATGCCTTCAGATATATGGAGAAAGGTAGATGACATTCTTACACAACAATATGGGTATGGAATAGAGTGGTATCAAGAGTTTAACTTATAAATTAATTTTTACATTATGAAAGAAATAAAGTATTACATGTTTGGCACTGATGATGAAGTGCAGTTTGGAGACCATATCGAAGTAAACTTTACCGAGGACACTGATAAGGGAACTACCAAGCATTATCATTTTGACTGCAAGTTTATTCCAGAACTTGTACCTATGCTTCTTGAACATGAAGTGATTGAAGCTGAAGAAACAGAAGAAGAGGGTGAAGATGTTCCTACCACTACAGAAGATGGAAGTGATTTTGATGTAGATATGGGTACTCTTATCAAAGATTATCTTAAAGCAACTGATACTGAAAGAAATAAAGCTATTGAAGTCCTTACAGATATTTCAAACTCTCTTGCAAATATTTTGGAGGACATCAAGACCACCAATAAGCTGGTAAAGCTTATAGTAGAGGAGAAAGCCGAAGATACAAAGCCTAAAACCAAGAAGTAATGGGTGAGAGAATTAAGGGTGTAGTAGAAAAGGAGTACAATAGTGTCAAGTACCGTTCTACTCTTGAAGCTGATACAGCAGAAATACTGGATAAACTGGGTGTTAAGTTTGAGTATGAGGCAAGGAAACTGACTCTCATCCCATCATTTCATTCTCCTTTCCAGAAGAATGCTGTAAGGGCACTCACCTACACCCCTGACTTTATCATAGGTAACATCATACTTGAATGTAAAGGCTTTGAAACTCCGGAATGGAAAATCAAGAAGAAACTTGTATTCAAGTACCTGCAATCTCATGAGCCAGATACTAAATTCTATCAAGTACATAATACAAGAAGTGCTCTTCTTGATGTACTGGATGAAAACTGGCTCTATATGGGATTTGCTGTTAGAGTAGTATCCAAAAAACTTAACAAACAAACTAAACAACCAGTTGTAGATAATATATACAGCTCTGTAAAGGAAGCTATGGAGGACTTAAACCTTATAGGAAAACCTACAGGAAGTATAATACGAAGTCTTATAGGAGCTGCTAAGTATATCTATGGCTATGACTGGAAACTAAAAAAGATTGAAGTATGAGTAATATTGCGACTTATAACAAACAGAATGTAGCTCCTATCAGCTATGCTAAGAAACCTGATTTCACCGGTAAGATACAGGAGTTTGTACAACATCTGCATGATTTCATGCCAGTTATACAACAGGAATTTGATGACTTGGAGAAGAGAGCTGAAACAAAACCATGCAAGGCTTTTGATGACAAGATGAATGGACTTGCTGCTATCTATCAGGCAGAGAAAGACCTTTATTATTGGTATATAGAAAACCAGAAGAGACAAGCATGATTACTATTGAGAAAGAACTACCTCAAATCAGCTGGTTAGTAGATGAGCCTTCATATAGAGCTGACCCTGCTCTTTCATACTCTACCATCAGTACTTATGAATCTCTTGGGTTTGATGGACTTGACCACCTGTTTGACAGAAAAGAAACTCCTTCATTACTTCTTGGAAGTTGTGTAGATTCAATCATTACAGGTGGTATGGAGGAATTCAATGACAGGTTTGCTGTTATAGATGTTACTATCACTGATGGTGGTATGGATACACTGAGCAGACTTAAATCCATGGAACTGCCATTCAAATCCTTTAATGAGATTCCAGAACAGATAGTATCTGATGCAGCAAAAGAAGTAGGATTCTGGAAGGCCGACAAGTGGGATAAGGTAAGATATAAGAAAGTTCTTGAAACAGGTAATGTAGCAGAATACTATGATGCGTGTATGCATAGTGATAAGACACTGGTAACACAAAAGATGTATCAAGACGTACTAAACTGTGTAAGAGCACTGAAGGAATCTCCTGCAACAGCATCCTATTTTGCTGATAATGATATGCTATCTCCTATCAGAAGGTACTATCAGCTAAAATTCAAGGCTGAGCTTGATGGTGTACCATACAGATGTATGGCCGACATGATAGCTGTAAATTATGAAAAGAAGATAATATATCCATGTGACCTCAAGACATCATCTACCGAAGAATGGAACTTTGAAAAGAGCTTTGTCAAATGGCATTATTTGATCCAGGCGATGTTATACTGGAAGTTGATCAGGTATAACCTTAACAAAGACCCTTATTTCAAGGATTTCAAACTTCATGATTACCGCTTTATTGTGGTGAACCCAAGAACCCTTACACCTCTTGTATGGGAGTTCCCTCTTACACAGGCAGAAGTTGACCTTGTAGATGATGAAGGCACTGTATGGAAACACCCACTTACTCTCGGTAAAGAACTCTATGACTATCTAATGAGAAGACCAAGAGTACCAAATGGTATCTCCCTTACAGGAGTTAACACTATCACTTGCCTTCACAAGGCATAGAGTCAGTGCTTTGCAATTTGGTTGCAAAGAAAACCCTATAACATAATGCTTAAACATAATATAATAATGGATGAACAACAATGGTTAAATGATAACCAACTCTCTATGACTATATATGATAAGAAGTATAAAAATGCTTCCGAATCATTTGACTCCTTTCTAAATAGAGTATCAGGAAATTATCCAGAAATGGAAAACCTGATAAAAGAAAAGAAATTTATATTTGGAGGTAGAATACTTGCAAGTAGAGGAGTTCAAGACAGGAAAGTTACATATAGTAATTGCTATGTTATTACTCCACCGGAAGATAACATAGAATCTATCTTTGAGTGTGCCTCTAAATTAGCAAGAACCTATAGCTTTGGGGGAGGATGTGGTATAGATTTATCTAAGCTCAGACCTAATGGAGCAACAGTTCATAATGCAAGTAAGACTTCAAGTGGTCCAGTAAGTTTTATGGATATGTTCTCTCAGGTAACTCAAACTATATCTCAGAATGGTAGAAGAGGAGCATTAATGATTTCTCTTGATATTAACCATCCTGATGTAGAAGAGTTTATCAACTGCAAGACAGACCTTAACAGAGTCAACTTTGCTAATATCTCAGTCAGAGTAAATGATGAGTTTATGAAGGCTGTAGAAGAAGACAAAGATTATATCCTCAGATGGCCATGTGATGCTAAGTATCTTAGTTCTATAGGTAGAGGACAAGTCATAGTAGATGAAAAGAATATTACTTATGACCACCTATATCCTATCTATAAATATGATGCTGAAGACAATAATACAGGAGAGATAACAGGCTATATCAAAAGAGTCAAAGCAAGAGACCTATTTAACAAGCTTGTAAAGAACAACTGGGACTATGCTGAACCTGGTATCTTGTATTGGGATAGAATACAAGGCTATAATCTGTTGGATAACACAGACTTTAAGTATGCAGGAGTAAATCCGTGTGTAAGTGGAGACACCTTAATCCTTACTTCTGAAGGGTATCAGAGGATTGATAATCTTGTAGATAAGGAAGTTAATATCTGGAATGGGTATGAATGGAGCCAGGTTGTACCAAAAGTAACTGGACATAACCAGCCAATGTATAATATTACTTTCTCTAACGGTTGTCAACTTAGGTGTACCCTTTATCATAAATTCCTACTTAAAGATGGAAACAGGGTTGAAGCTCAACAGTTAAAAGTAGGAGACAAACTTGCTAAATACACATATCCATGCATAATAAGCCCTGGGATTTCAGGACAATCAAAACTATGTTATAGTCTTGGAGTATTTGCTGGAGATGGCTACATAAAAAGAAAAGATGAACCTGTAATATACTTATATGGAGAAAAACAAAAACTTCTTCCATATATAGTAGAAGGTAAAGTAAGAAAAGACCCTAAAGAGAATAGATTGGCAATTACTATTGGAAATACAAAAGAATGCTTTCTAAATGGTAAAACATTTGTTCCTTCTCAATATTGGAAGATAACTGAGAAATTAGATTGGTTGGCAGGTCTGATTGATGCAGATGGATGCATTAATAGTTCAGATGGAAGCATTTCAATATCTTCAATAGATAGAGCTTTCTTAAATAAAGTACAACTGATGTTACACACCATTGGAATAGCATCTACAGTAGCCATAATGCATAAAGCTGCAAATAGAAGACTGCCATCCCATAACTTAGAAACCCCTTATAAAGAGTATGCTTGTAAGGAATCCTACAGATTATCCATCTCATCCAACAATGTTAAAATATTGCTAAAATTAGGACTTGAATTACATAGAATTAATGTATCCCAAAATCCTAACAGAGATGCTGCAAGATTTATATCTGTTGTAAGTATTGAAGATGATGGTATAAGTGATAATGTGTATTGTGTAAATGAACCTAAGAATCATACAGTTGTATTCAATGGTATAATGACAGGTAATTGTGCTGAGGAACCCCTGCCAGCAGGAGGTTCATGTCTTCTTGGCAGTATCAACTTGTCTGAGTTTGTGAAGAACCCATTTACATCTAACTCCTATATAGATTATGAAGCTCTTGAAGAAGCAGTTACTATAGCTGTAAAAGGACTTAACCAAGTACTTTCAGAAGGATTGAAGAAGCATCCTCTTAAAGAGCAACAAGAGTCTGTAGCAAATTGGAGACAGATAGGTCTTGGAACATTAGGACTTGCTGATATGCTTATCAAGCTTGGTATAACCTATGGAAGTACAGATTCACTGAAGACTATAGACAGTGTCTATAAAACTATTGCAAAACAAGCAGTATTAACATCACTTGAGTTAGCCAAAGTAGATTCATGCTATCCTATGTGTGATAAGAAGAAGCTTGCTGAATCCAGCTTTATTAAGAACCTTAATCTTCCTACAGAAGTACTTAAGGATATTAAGAAATACGGACTTTACAATAGTCAGCTTCTTACTTGTGCTCCCACAGGAAGTATAGGTACTATGCTTGAAGTAAGTACAGGAGTAGAACCTAACTTTGCATTTAGCTATACAAGAAAAACTCAGTCTCTCGAAGGTAAGGACACATTCTATGAAGTAAAGGCAAAGATAGTCAATGACTATTTAGAAGTTCATAAGGATGAATCCTTGGAAAATCTTCCTGGATACTTTGTGACATCAGCAGACATAAAACCTATTGACAGAGTAAAAGTACAAGCAGTTCTACAGAAATATACTGATGCCAGCATATCATCTACAGTAAATCTTCCTAAAGAGGCCACTGTTGAAGATGTGTATGACATATACATGAACGCTTGGAAAGAAGGTCTTAAAGGCATCACTATCTATAGAAGTGGATGTAAGAGAGAAGGTATCCTTACTACTGAGAAAGTACAGCCAATGGAAGTACCTGCTACAAAAGCCCCTAAAAGACCAAAAGAACTGGAAGCAGATTATTATACATTTAAAGTCAAAGGAGAACAATATATTGTATTAGTAGGTTTGCTGAATAAAAAACCTTATGAAATATTTGCTTTCCAACCAAACATCAGGTTTACAGCTACTGACCACAAAGGTATAATCATCAAGAAATCTAAGATGCATTATAGCTTTGAGTCACCTATTCTCCAAATACCGGAACTGGAACTTGCTAATGATAATGTGGAAGAAAAGGCTGCTACACTATATGCTTCCATGCTTCTCCGTCATGGAGTAGATATAAAGTATATCATCAAGACTGCCAAAAAGGTTAATAATAACATAGCCTCTTTCAGTGCTGCTATGTGCAGGGTACTTGCCAAATATATACCTTCTGAAATAACAGGAGAAAAGTGTCCTGAATGTGGTGGAGATGTAATAAATGAAGGAGGCTGTAAACACTGTAAAGACTGTGGATGGTCTAAATGTGAATAAATTTCAGTTAGTGCAGGGCAGTTCGGCTGCCCTGTTCTATAATTAATAACCAAAAAATCAAAATGAAAATTAAAGTATTAGAAAAAACACCTGGATGTCTGCCTTTCATCATTAAGAAGGGTGACTGGATAGACCTCCGTCTGGCTGAGGAAGTAAAGCTTAAAGCTCCTCAAGCAAACAAAATGCATATAAGGAATAAAAGCAAGGAAGATGTAGAGACTATCAGAACAAGAGATGTAGATTTTGACTTCTACGTAGCATCTCTCGGAGTAGCCATGCAATTACCTGATGGCTTTGAAGCTATTGTAGCCCCACGAAGTTCTACATTTAAGAAGTGGGGAGTAACAGTACCTAATTCCTTTGGAGTTATAGACAATAGTTATAGTGGCAATAAAGATGAGTGGAAAGTACCACTCTTAGCTTTCCGAAAGACTACAATACCTAAAGGTACTGCCATTGTACAATTCCGCATACAACTGTCACAAAAGGCTACTATGTGGCAGAAACTCAAATGGCTTTTCTCATCATCAATAGAAATAGAATCAGTTCCATTCCTTGATAACCCAGACAGAGGAGGATTTGGAACCACAGGTAATTAACATGTCAACTATGCTATAACATTGTTATAGCCCTAACACACTACAATATGAACAAAAGTAAGAATAAATCATTTTTAGCATTCTCATTCAGTCAGGGATTTGTACCACCTAATATACCTATTGCTACTTTCAAACAAGGTGATAAGGAACTAAATTTCATCCTTGATTCAGGTTCTGACAGAAATGTCATTGACAAAGGTGTACTCTCGGAAATACAGTATGAAAAGATTAACTCTGAAGATATACACACTCTTACAGGAGTGAATGGTGTTGTACAAGTAGAGAAGTGCAAGATTACCTTTCAGCATGACGATGATGAATATACTACAGAATTTCTTGTAACAGACCTGAAAGAACCTTTTAGTGCCATCAGAGCATCTCATTCAATACCTCTGCATGGTATGCTTGGCTCTATATTCTTCAAAGAGAACAAGATTGTTATGGATTTTGATAAAATGGTAGCCTATAACAAAGAGTAATGATATACTTAGTTACCACACAACATCTTTGGCTGGGAAAATTATAAAACCTCTCAGCCAAAGAGTCTCTACAAGTTGACAACACCGTGCTATAAGAATGGAAAACAAATAATAACGAACAGCAAGATGATAATATACAACAAGACGGTTCTGGTCTATGATGTTGAGGTATTCCCCAATGTGTTCAGTTGCACTCTGAAAAATAGTGAGACTGGACAGGTTAAAGTATATGAATTATCCCATAGGAAAAATAATATCATCGAGGAAGCTACAGCAATGGTCAATCTCTTCAAAGATGATAGGTATCTTTTCTGTGGATATAACAATATTCACTATGATAATCCGATTATGAACTTTATTATTGAGAACGTTGGTTCTATGCCCAACGATTATCAGAAAGTCTGTAATAGGATTTATAAACTTAGTCAGCAGATAGTTACTTCTGAGACCTCAGAATCATGGAAACAATGGAAATATGCTACCAGGTTTGCAACTCTTGACCTCTTAACTATGTTGTTTTCTCAAAAACTTAGAGTGGGTTTAAAGGAGATGCAAGTTACTATGCAATATCGTAATGTCCAAGAGTATGAAGGTGACTTTGAAAGCTGGCTTCCTGATAGTGAGATAGATACCATGTTAGCTTATAACCTTAACGATGTAGATTCTACTCTAGAGTTACTGAATAGATGTAAAAAGGATATTGATTTGAGAATTGGTATTCAGCAGGAGTATGGAGTAGATGTACTTTCTAAAGATGGCATGAGCATTGGTACTGAGATTCTGAAGATTAAATATCTGGAGAAAACTAAGAAACAATGGTATCAAATCAAAGATCTTAGAAGTCCCTGTGATGAAATAGAATTGAGTAAGGTGATATTTCCTTTCATTCAGTATGAGACTCCTGTTCTTCAAAATCTACTTAAGGAAATGAAGCAGCAAACAGTCAGTGCTGGCAGAAAAGGATATGAGAAACACTTCCTTCTTGACAATGTAGAAGTAACTGTAGGAGTTGGAGGCATTCATACCAAGAACGATCCTGAAGCTATCATTCCTAAAGAGGATGAATTACTTCTGGACAGTGATGTTAATAGTCTATATCCAAGTCTTATCATTAGTTACAGTCTTGTTCCTCAGCATTTAGGTAAAGAATTCCTTGAAATTTATGGTCAAGTCAGAGAGGAAAGACTTGCTGCTAAAAGAGTACATCAGGATGTAAAGAATACAACTTTAAAGCTTGCTCTTAATGGTGCTACAGGTAACTATCAGAATCAATATAGTTGGCTTTATGACCCAATGGCTGTAATGAAGATTAGAATTAATGGTCAGTTACTTCTTCTTATGCTTACAGAAATGCTTCTGAAAGCTGGTGCAAGACTCAAACAACTTAATACTGATGGTATTCTCTATACTATTCCAAAGTCTGTAGATTATCAGGTTATTCTTAAAGAATGGGAAGAAAAGACTAAACTTACTCTGGAGACAGAGGAATATGAAGCCTTCTATCAGTTTGCTATTAATGACTATCTTGCTATCGGTAAAGGGTATGCTGAAACCAAAGACAAAAAACTAATAAAACAGAAAGGTCTCTTTATCGATAAGGTAAAACTTGGCAAAGGTATGCAGCCTATGATTATTCCTGAAGCTCTCAATAAATATTTTGCAGATGGTGTTCCCATCGAGCAAACTATTAAAGAATGTAAAGATTTAAGTAAATTTATCACCTATCAAAAAGCTGATAAAAAATTTAGTGTAGAGTACAATAACAAACTAATATCCAGAATCAATAGGTATTATATTAGTACCAACGGCTCATATCTCTATAAATGTGAAGTTGTTGATGGGAAAAGGATTGGCTATATCAACATGCTTAAAGCTTCTGGCGTAACTATAGTAAATAATCTGGATGAAGTAAAAGAGTTTCCTAAGAATATCAACTATAGATATTATATAGCAGAATGCAATAAAATTCTTGATCCTTTCATTCATCGACAAACTTCATTATTTGATTTTGTGGCTTAAAAAGTTATATACAGACCACTGGGTACATTAAAAAACATCAACCCTTTAATTTATAAATACTATGCAAATCTTCTTAAATCGTAATGAAATCCTGCAACTGAAAAACTACATGGACAACAATCCAAAGAGGTTTAATTTCCAAATCACACAATCTCATGAAAGTGGTAATGGATACACAACCTTAGTAGAAGCAACTGATAGCCCAACCCCATTTGCAGATATATCTGATTATGATGCTTGGTAATTATATGCACAATGAAGAGGAAGAGGTGGAAAGAGACACTCTGGAGGAGGAGTTGTACTTACTTACCCATACTCCCCACCTCTTTCCTGTTAATACCCCAAACCGCGTGAATTATAAACAAGAGTAGTTAGTGCAAGATGATTCGGTCATCTTGATAAAAAGAAAACACTATGCTGATAGAATTAAAAGTAAAAACTAAACGTACTGATTCTACTGGTAAGACCAGAAAGAAAACAGAAACTTATCTCATCAACAAAGACTTCTTTGCAGAAGCTGAGTATGCAATTACAGAAATGCTTACAGAAGAGACAAACTCTCATCTTCTTGATGAATTTGAAATCCTCTCTCTCAAGATTTCTCAGTTAAAAGAGATTGCCACTCAATATCAAGGAGAAAATCCATTCATCATATCCCTCAAGGATGTATTCCATGAAGATGATGGTACTGAGAAATATACAAAGTACAAGATACTATTATGGGCAGACTCTCTCACAGAAGCTAATTCAAGAGCACATGAACTGTCCATGCAGGGATATGACATGCTTATCGAAAGTATTAAACAAGTAGAATATGTATTCATAAACGAAGAGGATAATAATGCATAATTTAACAGAATTAGAAAATTCACCACAGGAAATCCAAGAGGAAGATTTAGTCAACAATCCCTCACATTATGATTCATTCATAAAGGATGGCCCAGATTGTATCACAGCTATGCAGGCAGCTTTTGGAAAAGATGCTGTAGCTGACTTTGCTTTATGCAATAGCTTTAAGTATATCTGGAGACATCATAACAAGAATGGAAAGCAGGATATTCATAAAGCCATATGGTATCTCAACAAATATCTTGAACTACAGGAAAATCCCAGTTAACCTATGCTGTAACACTGTTACAGCTCTAAAACCGATAAACTATGGCAATACATTTTCATAACTCAAAGACAAGGCTTCCTGAAGCCCTCAAACTCTCTGCATCAATAGCAACATATATGTTTGAACAAGAGTATGGAGAGATGGAATTCCTCACTGAAACTGATAAGAAACTCCTCAAACGTGCAGGAGAAATGCTGGCAAAGAAAGCTAATAAATGGATAAAGAAATAACATTATGAAAGAAAGTGGATATTATCCTCCAGGAGCAGAGTTTGATTCTCAAGCACCTTGGAATTACAAAGAACCCAAGCCCATGAATTTCTATATGTCTGTCTCACAATCTCTCAGTAAGTCAGTGAAAGTATCAACAAGCGACTATGAGCCTGTAGTAGAAAAGGAAATGGATGATACAGGAGGATACTACTATGAAACTCAAGACACTTCCAATACTGACTGGAAAGCTGTATATGAAAACAACAGACATGAAACTCCGATGAAGCTTATAGAAATCCTGAAAGAAATGCTGATAATGTATAAAGAACATGGATTAGTATTTGGTTCACCTGCATATACAGAACATCTAATTGAGGAATGTGATAACTGGACTGATGACGAAACAGAATTTATAGGAGAATGATATGAATGCTTTTATTTGGTTTGCAGCAGTATTACTGTTATTTGCACTGATAATTCTTATAGATATTATCTCTATAAACTATAAGATATATCGTACACACAAATGTCCTAACTGTGGTAAATACATGGAATTCTCACATATTAAGAAACTGTCGACTTTCAACATGTATGTGTTCAAATGTCATTCATGTGGTACAAGAGATGAAGTAGAAGAAGATGTACTTGCTGATAAAATAGCAAATATTCCTAAGCTATGAAGACAAAACAATTCCTGCTGGTAGAAGAAGCAACAGGAGCTATTGAAGGATTTTATCCTAACGACATGCTCCTTGTTGCTATAAATGATGCTCAGAAGAAAGAAGGAAAATACTATGTGATTGCTGATGATGAGTATGCTACAATAGTATATGACTCTCAACCAGGAGTATCCTATAAAATCTAAAGTAGTAAGTGCAGCAAGATTTGGTATTGCTGATAAAAATTTTATTATAATCATGATATTCAAAGATAAAGGTATTATAGAAGAACATATAAACCAAATCTATCCAAACATCTTAGTAGTAGCATTTGGAGACTTGGAACAGGAGGTAAATAAATATTATAAACCTTATGATACAGACTATAATTGGATAGCTAAACCAAGAGAAATTTCCAATGCTGCTACATATCAGATAACAAATAAAAAGACATTGGATAATGGTCTGCTTGTATGGTTTTCCTCAATGGATAAATATTCAACAAAGACATTATGTCATGAGTCTGGACATGTAGCTCTTGAAATGTTTGCGTATATAAAGGAGAAAATAAGTACAGAATATCAAGAACCATTCTGCTATCTCCTCGGCTATATAGGCAAGTGTATCAACAATACATTCTACAAGTATAAAGAATATTTAGAAAAGCAAAAAGAAATCAATAACACTCAAAAGTAAGTGCAAAGAGATTTGGTCTCTTTGATAATTAACTATATGAAACTGATAGAATCAAAAGCAGAATACATACCTCAAGAAGAAGGTCTTGAAGGTATTTATAAACAAATAGAACTTGCTGGAAGAACAGCCTATCACTCTCAAGATAAAATTACTCCTACATCCGCAAAAGATTTTGTTGATAAGATGATTAAATCAAAGCACGGGGCAGCCTTAGAGCATGGTACTGTGTATTTGAAAATACCTATCCATGAAATGAGATATGGTTTATTATTTTGGATAAATTCCTCCAATATATTTTATGAGAATAACCCGTTTTCAAAAAGTATAAATGATAGAATATTTAAGTTATCTCCAGAGGATAATGCTTATATAGTAACTAACTATAGAGTTATTGTAGAAAACAGCAAGCTTGATGACCTTCAATATCTTTGCTCTCCTACTGAGTTTCATGAAAAAAGATATACCATGAGATTTACTTGTTCAAGAGCTATTGCAAATGAGCTGGTAAGACACAGAACCATGTCATTCCTTCAAGAATCAACCAGATATATCAATTATTCTAAGGAATGTCATGGAGGTGAGATTAACTTTATTAAACCTTCTTGGTTTAAAGAAAACCTATTATCAGTTGATTCAACAGTAGCACAACCATCTGACACTAATGGTGCTGTTTTCTATGAAAGACCATATAAGACTTATTATTTAGATGGTACAGAGACTGATGGTTTTGATTGGGATAAAGAAGACTTTTTCATTCATAGTTGTCAAACAGCAGAGAGGTGTTACCTCCTTATGTTAGAAGAAGGTGCTACTCCTCAGCAAGCAAGAGATGTTCTTCCCAATGCTACTAAGACAGAGTTAGTGGTCACTGGTTTTGCCAGTGATTATAAACATCTTTTTGACCTCAGGTTATTTGGCAAGACAGGAGCCCCTCATCCAGATATGACTGACCTTATGCAGAAAGCTCAAGCAGCTATGCAAGAAGCTGGTATATGGAACGACATTATGAATAAACCATCTAAATTTGAATAAACCTATGACTCCACAAAAATTCAAAATCCTTTCCCAATCACTCTATGGCAAAGGGTATAAGAAATACAACCAACAATGGCATAATGAAGACTATGTAATAGGCAAATCTTTCCTTGTAGGTATGAACCGATGGGAAGAAAATAGAGCACCGTATATTATAACATTAGCCATTTATGACTATACTTTACATCCTGAATTCTTCACCAGACTGCCAGACTGTAAGAAAGACCGTGTAGGAATATCTATTTATATTACAGTGTCAAGGACAATAGAAGAAGTAATAGAGATGCAAATAGGGTGGATTGACGATACTACTACAATAGAAGAAGTAGAATCTACTGCCAAATCCTTTTATGAGTTTATATGTAAAACCTATCCTGAACCAAGAAAATATGAGTAAAGTAGTATTTATCACCAATAACTCTCCTGAGATAAGAATTAAACTCTCGGAAGAGGGCTTTATTCTATGCCCATGTGCAGCATTCAAGGATGCTATATGGTTAGATTATGACCCAAACTCACCAGCTCCTAACTATATACATGGAGAAGGATATGCTGATGAAGGGGATATAGGCTTAAATCTGTCACCTCTTGATAGAATACACAGAAGATTAGAACTGAAAGGGTACTACTCTGAAGAAAAGGAGTTCTACCCTAATGCAGAAGAGTTTTTAGAACATTATAAACCAAAACAAATAGGATGATGGAAGACTTTGAAATAGTAGGATGGCCTGATGTACAAAAATATATGGAATTAGAGGGGTTTTATGAGCACTCATCCCTTATTGAGGAAAACAATTTTATGGGTATAGGTGATTCTACCTACCTTATAGATAAGGAATGGATAAGAAGATTACAAATTAAATTTTATAAAGATAAATATATGAATTTCGAAAGTTTTAAAGCTTTCTTAAAACGTATACATCTTTGTGATATTAAAGCTCTTCATATACAAAAAGAAGGCTCAGAAACAACGGAGTGTTGTATTTTTAGATGTACCAGATTTGACTGTGAAAATATTATTTTGTACAGGAAGAATGAAAACAGTAGCGTAGAAACAATACATTGTAAAAAACCACGCTTTGAGAATGATGCTAAAAGTGCTTATGATAAAATTACTGAAAATGATAGGCATAAAATTCTCAATCCTAAATTTGCAAATGAACTAATAAAGTATCATGATAACTCTAAAACTATTCAACAACCTGCCTCCTTCAATCAGAAAGAAGATAGCCAAGGTAGTGTTTAACCACATGAGTGACTCCTTTCAACAGGAAATGTCACAGCCTTTCCACCATAACTTCGACTATGATGGTGGGCATTGGTACAAACTTATGCTTAACCACTGTACCTACAATAAAACAAAAAACCAGATTTCAGTAACCCTAACTTACAACATATAGTAAGTGCAGAAAGGTTCGGCCTTTCTGAAAAAACCAAGCAAAAACTATGAAAGAAATAAAACAAGAAGTGACAAGTACCTACACTGCCTATCAAGCAGAAGATGGTACAATCTTTAAATCATCAGAAGAATGTCGGAAATATGAATCCTCAGCAAGAGCTGTCCTGTTAGGAAGACTCAAGAAACTCATTGTAGCAGATAAGAATAAATGGGACCTTCTTGGGGGTATGGATGACCACACAGTACATGCAGTCAAACTCAACACAAAGGAAGATGCCAACACACTTCTACAATTTCTGTATCTTGAGTGTCCTTGGTTCTCTGATGAGCGTAGGAAAGAAATAGAAGTTATAGTAGATACCACACAGAAAAATAAAGAAGTCATTCTTCTTGGTGAAAATTGTGAGGGTACATATTACTTCATAAACTCCCGCCAAAATATCATTGAGGGTCTTAACCATCTTACAGAAAATAAATAGTAAATAATAAATAGTAAATCGTCAAATAGTAAATAAGATTATGCCAAACTGGGCTTCTGTATCCTACAGAATCGTAGGACCTAAAGAAATATTACAAAAAGTATATGATGCTGTACAGTATCCTATGATAGAAGAAGGCTCAAGTGAAGATTGGGAAGGTAATGTACTAAAAACCCTTAAACCTGACTGGAAATGCCCTGAAGGGGAATCTATACGAGGATTCATACAATACTTTGATTTACAAAGATTAGATGAATGTGAATATATAATCTTAGATGCTGATGAAGCATGGGGCTTAACATGTTTCCATGAAGAACTCAGCAAGATATTCTCTGACCTTAACATCTTCTATATAGTTGAAGAACCTGGACTTGAAGTATATCACACTAATGATGTTGAAGGTGTATTCTTTCCAGAAAGATTATATGTAGATGCTTGTATTGATAATGACTATTATTCTGAATACTTCCAAACAGAGAAAGATGCCTATCATTATATCGCAAAGATAACCAAAGGTGCAATCAAAAGCAAGGATGACCTTGAGAGATTCAACAAAGATAACACCAATGAAAATGATTTCATAAGCGTTCATGAGTTTGAAATTGATGAGTAAGTGCTTCAAGATTCGGTCTTGAAGTAATCCCAACTACCTATTGGTAGAACATTCCACAGGAGAGGGAGATAACAAGTGTATTTGCCTCTCCTTTTACCAATCCTAATAACAACTAACAAAAATCCTAAACAACACTAAGATTTAGCTTAAACTGTTTTGTTATATAAACATTAAGCTGTATCTTTGTGCTAATAAATTCAACAGACATGAACAAACTGATTTGCTATACAGTAAATAAGCATATTGATGGCTACATAGCATCAAGATTTGGATGGAAACCTGAATATAAGGAAAGAGGTATGAGTCCTTATACAATAGCTTCGCTCAGAGGTGTATATGACCAGTATCATCCAGAGAATCATCTATTAGATGATAATAAGACAGAGTTTACTGATGAGGAGCTTGAGGAAGCTTATAAGAAATTGGCTGAATTCAGAAGAGTTATCAACAGTACTACAAGACAGAAGCTTGCAGGAAATCTTAAAAGAATGAATGAAGCTTTTGACTCTCTCAGACATGCTTTTACTGTAGAACAACGTAAGTCAAGAATATCATATCTAACAGCAGCCTTTTCTTCTGAAGTAGACAGACTGATGAGAGGCAATAATTTTGATAGGGATAACCTGATCAATGGTTTCTATACTACTACTGGAGAATATGTAGGAGGCCCACTGGCTATATTCAGTTCTGTCTATAACCATATAGCATATCTCAGGCAAAACTACTACAGCAGATACAAAAATGCTGAATTAGGATTTAACAAAGACAAGGATAAGCTCAACTTTGCATTTGCTCCAACAAATGTCGAAGAATATAGAACCCTTATGAAAGAAAGGTATGAAGCATATTCTTCTATCCTTGAACACTGGGAAGAACTCCTTCCTTTTGTCTTCAAGAACCTTATGGTTACTGAAGGGTTAAAGATGGGCATAAAAAATGAGTATGCTACTGCTGCAAGTACTGACTCTTTTGGAGAGAATGATATAGCTGCTAAATGGGAAATATCTGAATCTAAGAGAGATGGATGGCAGGAAAATTCTGACTTACAAAGTGCATTTGGTTCTGTAGGAAAACAAGTAAGGAGGGTTTTAGCTACATGTCCTGAATTAGTACCTGTACCTGTAGAGGATGCTGCTGGTAATGTTGTAAGGATAGAGTATAAGATTGCATACGATGACTTAGGTAATGTGAAATTCAGAGACCCTGTTGAAACTCATCAGGCTATTATAGAGATGCTGCGTGGAGTACAAAACTCCGATGACATGTATAAAAGACTTGTAAAAGAAGGTACAAATAATGCTAAGATACCTTGGATGCAGCCTGTAGTAAACTTACTGTCAGACCCTACAGTTAGAACTCAGTTCTTTGTGGATTTCAGAAGAGTTTTCCAACCTTATTCTGCATCTTTTGAAGATAAGGAGTCTTCAAGTAACTTTATAAAGAAAGTAAAAACAAGAATCCTGAACAGACCAACTAACATGCTCCTTGGTAAATTTAAGACCCTTATGTCAAAGAAAGGAGTTTTACCAAAGAGTGTAAGGATGTGGAAGACTAAAACTGTATTCAAGCCAGGTAAAGAAGGAGGAACTATAAACTGGGAAAGACTGGTAGAAGTTAAGAAAGCTGTTCAGAAGTGGGTAGTAGCTGATAAAAATAAAGGTATATTCAGTGAAGCTCCGCTCATAGACAGGGGTGAAGGGATCACTATAAATATCGAGGGTAAGAGTCAGGAGGTCACACATGATTTGAAGAGAAAGTTTCTTATGGAAGTATTTACATCTTTTGGTTTTGATGTGCTTCCAGATACTGTGGAGAGTATACTTCTTTCACCTGATATTTATGAGGTAAAAAGACAGCTGGAAAGACTTTTCTCTGATAACGGAGGTATTAAGTTTGCCATGAATGGTATTGGTGAAATAGCAACTGAACATTATGGTAAAATTAAAATATCTGATAGATATGGTACACTCTCTAATCCAAGTAAGTCTAAAGAAGATAAAGAAGAAGCAGAAAAGGCTTTGGATGAAGCCAAACTGACAATGCAGAAACTTTATGGTACTAAACGTAATGACGGATATCCTGTAGCTGACTGCATAGAAAAGCTGCTCAATATAATCAACAAACATCAAGAAGGTTATAGAGTGGAATCAAGAGTCAGATATATGGACAATACTTTGTATTCCTTTGTGTCCCCTTCTTATTTAGGAGACAGACTTGAGGCTATTGAAGCCTATGTTAACAATAATGATAAAGCAGGATTGAAGTCTTTCTTGGAGAAAGAATATCTTAGAAGCCCATACTTCGTAGATGATGAATGCCTTGTTAATGGCCCTGATACTAATGGCAAGGGAATACTTAACATGTGGGTCAGGGAGCTGTATGCTGCATGTCAGAATAATAATGTACCACTCAGTGATTCTGTAGCAGCTATATTCTCTTTTGAAAGAAATCTGGGCAGTGACATCAAGAAGTTTGAAGACTTTACTGCAAGAGAACATGGTGTAGATATGCTCATACATTTCTTTGCAGATGAACAGCAAGGTAAGACATTTGGAGGAAGAAATAAGAAAGACTTAAATAGAAGACTGTCTGCTTTATTCCCTGTCTTTGTACTGGGTGATGCTGGTGTAAGTAAATACATCAGGGCTCCAAGAATAACAAGTCCTCATAGTGTAGATGCTGAAGGTAACAAAACAATAGAAGAGGATAAGATAAAGGGAGTTGCATTTGAATTTGACAACTATGCTAAAAGGGATGTGCTGGAGAATTTCTACAATGTGTTCACACAGGAAATGCGTCGCATGGACTTGGATAAGATTATAGCAAAGTCATATACTCTGTATGCCAATGGAAAACCTGTGGAACATGGTGAAAGGGAGTTCTCTATACTTACATTCCTCAACCCTAACTCTCAAGAATATAAGCCTGAGTATAATCCTTTCAATGCTGATGGTACTGCTAAGAGCAAAGATGAGATTATGGATATTATCAACAAATATCTCAATGATGCTACTGAAAGATTTACCAATAGACTTGAGAAACTTGGTGTATTAGATACTACTACAGTTGGTAATACGCAGGTATTAAGACACTTGAGCAGTATTGCCAATCCAAGTAATATCGGCAGTAAGATTGAGGAGTTCTTCTGGAACACTAAACTTGCTACTATACAGCAGCTACAAATGATGACCATAGACCCTGCTTTCTATGCTAACACCAAGGACCTTCAGAAACGATATAAGGAAATTCATGCTCCTGGCTCTATACTGGATGTCAGAGCTATAGATATCTATGCTCCTAATGCAGGAACAAGATACTCTGATGGTATAGAAAGAGTTGTGTACTTTGATGATTTGTCACTCAATGCAGAGGTGTTTAATCCTGAGTTCATGGAAGCGATCTTAAGAAATTTTGCTGCACCAGGTGTTACCAAAGAAGATATAGACCAAGCAGTAGCCGATAATATCTTGTCTCCAAGGGATTCTAAGGAAGAAGAAACGAAGAGAATAAACAGGCTGTCTGAGTTATTAGGAAGTAATTATAAGATTTATGATGTCTATATGAAGAACTCCCTCACTGATGGTCAAGGTTACAGAACTCTTCATAGCTACCGTAAGGTTATGGGTATGGCTGGTAAGTGGACTCCTGAAATGCAGAGTGCTTATGAGACCATCATGAACATCAGAAATACCCATGCTATATGGGAGAATGGTAAGATAGTGGACTATTCAGAACTTACAGATGAGGAAATGAAACAGCTGGGAGACCTTGCTGTCATATTCCAACCTATAAAGCCTTATATGTTCACACATGAAACTATACCTGTGGAAGTAAACCTCAAAAAAGATGGTAAGACTGTTGTTGGTCTTGATGAAAAACCTGTTACTAAAAAGACAGTTCATTATATACCTGTACAACATAAGTATGCTGAAGCTGTAATCATACCGGAATTACTTCCTAAAGGACATAAACTCAGAGACCTCGGATATTGGATGGATGAGAATAATGTGGATATGATTGGTTCTACCAAGATTGCAAAGGTAGGTGCCTATGGACAAGCTGACTTCAGTGATGTAAAGGATAAGTCTGACTTGTATGGAAGACTTAACAATAGCTCTGTTGTAATTCATTCTCTTGACTATAGTGACTATAGAATTCAGACTAATGTTCCTGAGCATATCAACTCTTCACAACTCTTTGGTACTCAAATAAGAAAGCTGATAATGGCTGGACTATTAGACTCTAAAGACTACTCTGATTACATTAACGGACATGTGGTCAATCTTGAAGCAGGAGATGGAAGAAACACTGAAACAAGATTGTTAGGCAATAACCTGCTGGCTTTCTATAACAGCTTGCATACTGCAAATATCATGGACTCTTACAATATATTTGCTAATAATGCTACAGACATAATCAAGATGGCAGAACTCTTACAGCAAAGTACTGTCACTTCCATGAGAGAGGCTATGGATAATATCCTCTCCTATGTTGTAACTGGCTCTGAGAAAGAACTGCAAAGATTCCTCATTCCTCTGTTTGAAGGGGGTCTTGAGCATGACTCTGCTGCTCTCATACTTTCTACTTTTAAGAAGATTGTCAACAAGCAGCAAATATCAGGTGGTTCTGCTGTTCAGGTTTCTGCATTTGGAATACAAGGGTATGAAGAGGATGGAGACCTTAGGTATGTTACTGACCCTGACAATGCTGCCAATGTCTTGTATGCAGAGGTTGAAATGCCATTCGACAAGTCTATTACTGTAGATGTAGCAACTAAAGATGGTACTGTTAAAAAGCCGGTAAGTCTGAGTTATGATAAGTATTGTTTCCATGATGGTCATTTAAGACCTATGGATAAGGCTCTTGAAAAGGGAACAAAGGAGTGGAAAAAATATCAGTCATACACTTATAAAAGGGTAGATGGAAAACTTGTACCTTGCAAGTACAATGACCCTCAAGCTGAGGTACACAAACCTCTTATAGAAGAAGAATACCCTGATTGTCTTAGTTTCATAGCATACCGCATACCTACAGAGCGTGCTTACTCCATGATGAATTGTCAAATCAAGAGGTTCACATCTAAGGTAGCTGGTGGTACTATCAAAGTTCCAGCACAAGGTACTACTATTGCAGGTTTTGACTTTGATATTGATAAGCTCTACTTCATGCTGAGAGAATACCACAAGCATTACAAGAGTGAGATGTATGTAGAAAATAACTTCTCTAATAAGGACAAGCAGGATATATGGAATAGAGTTTATGAAAAATATCCAGATGTAAAAGTAGCACTCATAGCTGCAAGAAGCACTGCTGAATTCCAAAATCCTGAACTTACTACAGATGAAAGTAAAAGACCTGCTCTCAACTCTTACTGGGAGGCTGCTGATATTGAAGCAAGATTTGGCCTTAACAAAAGGACTGCTTTTGCCGAAGCTGCTTTGGAGTTAGATATAAAACCTACAAAGAACGTAGTTACTGGAGAAACATCTGAATGGTTAGAAACCTATGACTTCAGTAAGACTCCTGAAGAAAATACAAGAGCTTCGAGGAATAACATACTTATATCTCTCATACAAGCAAGACTTATGGATGCAGATACTATGAATGCAAGATACACACCAGGTGGTTTTGATAATGCTTCAAGAGCTGCAAGATTCATGAGGGAACTTATGCATGGAGATATGGAAGGTGTTACAAAAACCAATGGTTCTCAATACACAGCTATTTATATAAATGAGATATTGAAAAGGTATGACGACAAGAAAGCTCAAGACCCTGAGCCTAATTATGACCCATCTGACCCTTATACTATTCTCTACTATAACCAGCAGAATCAGATTGCAGGTAAGCTGATTGGTATATTTGCCAACCAAAACACTAACCATGCATTTGTATCTGCTATGGAGTTATTTGAGTTGAAAGAACCAATAGAGTTCTGTGGGCATAAATTCAAAGACCTGCTACATAAGAATACTCCAATGGCTGCGGAAATTGATACCAATATGGCTAATTTCCTGGGTGCTGCTGTAGATGCAGTGAAAGACCCTACACTGAACTTCCTTAATCTTAACACTGTAACTGCTGATGCAGGAGCTATGTTGGCAAGACTGGGATATAATCTTAGGGAGATAGGTCTCTTATTCAATCAGCCTGTTATAAGAAAGGCATGTGAAGAGGCTTTGAACAGAGGGATTAAGGTTAACACTGTAATTGATGAGTTAGTAGATGATTTGAAAGGTAATATCGAGGGACAGTATAACAATGATACCTCCAACTTATCAGAAGAAAATCTGGCTCTGGCCATACTTAATGAGAGGCGATTCTTGGAAGAAGATGAGAAAAACACAAGAGACCAATACATCAAGAATAATGCAAGGATGCAGATTGATGTTCTTGAATTATTCGGAAAAATCATTTCTGCTGCTAATGATGTGTCTCAGTTTGTGTTAAATACAAAATTCACTGCTTCAAATGCTGTCAGCTCTACCTTCGGAGGTATGTATGCACAGCAACTTAGAGTAGATGAATACCTCAAAAAGTTTCCAAAAGCCCTCAAAGACAAATCTAAAGGTAAAAATGACAAAGATAATCCTAAAGATAAGAAAGAATTAAGCTACGATGCCAAAGTATCTAAACAGTTATCTGATACTTATCCAGGATTCTTTGATTCTCCTATATCCAACAACGAGACATTGCTTAAGCTTGTGAGCACTGAGGGCAAAACTCCTGAACAAATCAAGGAAGACAGAAAGAAATATCTTAAACTTGTAAGGTTTAATCCATTTGCTTATGAACAAGCTATGTATGATGCTAACCGTGCAGCCATAAAAACTCTTGGTAAATACTATCCTTATGAGACAGAACTTTATAGGAAAATAAGGGAGAAGATGCAAAATCTTGCAGCTTTTGGTACTCTGTCTGAGGATGAAATCAATGATATTCATGGAGACCTGTGCATAGCATTACTTGCTTCACAATCTGCTTCTTATTTCAATGGGGAAGCTCTGTATAGACCCAACTCAACCCTCACTAACAGAGAGTATTACAGGGAGAAGTTTGCTGGAAAACTTGCAGATATGATTGCTAAGGACCCTGATGGTCTTGGAAGCTTGGAGGTATTCAAGTATATAACTCCTTCCGTGGAAATAGTAGCACAGCCTAAGAAGAAAGGTATAGCACAGCCATCTATAGAAGTATGGAGCCTCAGAGTACAGGATGTAGGAGGATTAAGCACTGATATAAAGGAGGCTATACGGGAAAGCTGGGCTTCACTCATGGAGATGGATGAAGATGGAGACTTTGTAAATCCTGAATATGCTGAACTGGGTAAAGACTTGTTTATGTATTGCTTCTACCAGCTTGGATTTGATTTTAGTCCCTTGTCATTCATGCATCTGGCTCCTACAGATGTGAAGAATAACATCATTGTAGAAAGAAGTGATATGTTACCTCTGGAAGCTTTTGATAAGATAAATCCTCCAAGACAGAACAGTCCAAGTGATGATGTCTTAGTATGGTCTGAAGGAGTAACAGGAGGTAAAGACAGGGTTCTTGAGTTTGGGGAATATGCAATAAATGATAATGTGTTGTTCAAAAATGCTTATAAACTTCCTACTAACTTGGTAGGTAACTATACAGCTGTGATACAACTCATACAGACAGCTAAAAATCACCCTGAACTGACTTTCAAGATAGACAGGCAACTGACTCAGGAAGAGTTTGATATGTTTACCAAAGATTCTCATGTAGAGGGAGTACCTTCTAACATTAAATTCTCACAAGCTACATTAGACAATGTGTCTCAAGAAAGTAGGGAGAAGATAGAATATGGTAGATATAGAACTTATAGGGAGTTTCTGAATGAAATTCTTGATGGTAAGGTTGATATGAATGCTGATGATTTTGCTCAGATGTTCATACTTAACCATCTTGACTACCCACGGTTCACTCTTGATACAAACAAAACACATAAGAACCTCAGAAAGCTTATACAGAAAAAAGCAGGAGTAACAGCAGAAACAAGGAGAATGCCTGATACAATAGAAATTGATATTTCAGGAGAAAACAAAGAGGTTATCAAGAATCTGGCATCTGTGGAAAAAACCAACGGAGAAATAACCAAGGTTACATGGAGACCTTGTATAAAGGTTAATAACACTTACTATCTTGCTCAAGGTAATGGTGGAAGTTTCAATGAGACAACTAACCCAACTATAACTTATGTGAAGATAGAACCTAAAGGTACTAAAAAAGCTCTTAAATATGATGATGGACAGACACTGAAACCTTCATTAAGATACTCAACTTCTGTAGGACAACTGCTTACTGTAAGTACCAAGATGGGAAATACTCCTCAAGAAACTCAGGAAGAAGGTAATCCTGACAATACTCCTGCACCTGATAATAGCAACAATGGACAGCAACTTGTTGATGACAACATGCAGCCTGAAGAACCTATAGCTGCTAATAATGGGAACCCATCAAGCTTAGGTGAGTTGCGTGGCACTTTGAAAACAGGAGTAATAAATGAGTATGTAAGGGCTATTGAGATGAGGAATAATGGTATATCAGAGGCAGAAAGACAAAGTGTTAAACAAGCTATTACCAATCTGTCTGATGATGATTTACTTTCAGAAATAAACCTCATAAGGGATGCTTGCAGGAGAAATGGAGTAATAGTATTGGATGAAGAAGGAAATCCTGTCAAGTCATGCTAACTCTATAACCTTTATAACTTCTATAAATAACAGATAAAATTCAATAATATGGCAGAAGCATGTGCATTAAAAGCTCATGTCAAGAATCCTCAAGGAGAAATAGTGGAAAGCAGGTTATTCAATGACCTGCTCCACTACACCTCCAATGACAGACAGCTTACAAAGGAATACTATGCTGTAGGTACTGATAAGGATTTTCTTAACATGGTGCAGGATAGGGAAGAGTTTAAAACTGATGAAAATGGGGAGATTACATTTGCTTCCCTCAGAACTCTTACCAAGATGGACATTGAAGCAGATAAACTGCTGAAAGTCTTAAACAAGGATATTGGTCAGGGGGAATATGACTATGAAGAAGCTCTGAGAAGAGTGCAGAACTTCAATACCCATAATCCTATGGCTGATAGGGCTATGGCTATACTGACCCCTACATCTGGTGGCAGATACACAGTAAGTGTAACTATGAATACATCTACTGTTACTGATATTGATGGTAAGGAATCTAAAGAATCTAATGTGTCTGACACACAAAAGAAACTTCATGATACCGTAAGAAACAAAGAGGTTGAAAAAAGAATCATAGCTCTGCTAAGAGGGCATCATGTCTCTGTAGATTTCCTTGAGAATAAACAAGATGGAGGAAGATATTCTACTGAAAATATTTCTGCTGCTGAAGATGGCCTGTATGCTCTCATTACAATAAATGGGGGAGGCAATGTCACTGATACTCTTGCTGAGGAAGCAGGACACTTTGCTATAGGTGCCATGGGAAATCACCCATTAGTACAAAGGCTGGAAAAGATACTATCAAGTCCTGAAGCTCAAAAGGAAGCATTGGGACAGGAAGAATATGAGAATACTGCACTTGGTAAAAATCCTGCAAGGGAAGTAGCAGGTAGGTTGGTAGGTAAAGCCTTGCAAAGAAAACTTGGCAACAACTCTTCAATAAATGTATTAGCTAACAGAATTGCCAATATAGCCAAAAGAATGTTTGCTAAGATTTCAGGAAATGAAGTAAGATGGGCTGCTGCTAAAGCTGAACAGATTGCTAACAGAATTGCATACCAGTTTATTGAAGGTAACAGTAACTTCTCTGTGCAGAATGCAATAGACATTGAGGAAACTATGATGCATGGTACTACAACCATGAATCAAAGGATATTCAGAGATACAGTAGATGAGTTGGGAAGGCTATGTAAAAGACTGGAAGCTATATCTGAGGATAACTTTGCAGGACAGGCTAACATGGCTTTAGGTCTGTCTATGCTGGCTAGTGTAGATGAAACAAGTGGAGAGTCTGCACTTCAAATGGCAGGACAGACTGCTGATGCATTTGCATTTGATGGTGTTGTACAAGCTGTAGTGCAAATATCCAACTTTCTCGGTCAGGGAATGAGGATTGACAACATGCTTAGTGAGATAGACTCGAGGAATCCTTCCAAGTTCTATACTAACATGGCTGCTAATGGTAGGAAACTAAGGCAGGTAAGAACATTTCTTTACAGTGCAAGAAGCATTATAGATAATATAAGTCAATCTCTTGACTATGATGCAAGAGTAAAACTAAACACTGTAGGACCTTCAGCACATGAAGTGCAATACCAAGATTCTAATAATGTGTGGCAAACACTTGACTTGATAAACACCTTGGAACAATGTTCAAAGCTGGTAAGGCACTATGAACAAAAGCTTAATATAAAGGAATCTGCTTACTTTGCACAATTCTGCACTGATGTATATGGACATAAATATATATCTGGTGCTACTGGAGTATTATGGAAAGACATCAGAGAAGGACAATCTGCTGGTGAAGAAAGAAAAATAACATTTGAGGATGCAATCAGTGGGGAAGGTATAACTGATATAGATATATTCCACAGATTCCTCGGCTCTATGTCTAACAATCCTGATGTTGTAGGACAGATTGCTGATAAAGTAATGAAGACTGCCAATAAAAATGCAGATGACTTTACACTAAGGGATACAGAAGACATCCTGATACTTGATCAGAGAGCAAGAGATTTAGGACTTAACATGAGTGACCTTATGGAAAAAGACACTGAAGGTGTTCCTACAGGTAATCTCATAACTCCTCCTGCACAACCTAATGATAACAATCCTGAAGAAACTGCCATATACAATGCCTACATGAACGAACTTAACTATGTACCTGCTATCAATCATGGGGCTTGGGAAGCTGCAAGAGACAAGGCTAAACAAGAGGCTTGGGAGGAATTCAAAGAGGCTAACCCAGGATGGGAATCATGGGTTGGTATATATAGAGGACTGAAATGGGATGAGTTTTATCGCAAAAGGTATAAGGAATGGAATAAAAACAACAGTATCCTTATCAAAGTAACTAATCCTCAGACAGGAAGAGAATACTCTAAGTGGATTCCTAATGGTATATATACTACAGATGCATGGAGCGAACTTGAGAAGAAATACCCTAAGAAAGGAAATGATTCTATACTCAGATGGGTATCTGACTATATGGCTGTCAAGAAGAGGTTAGATGATAAACTTCCTATGGAAGCCACATTGTCTTACAGATTACCACAAGTAAGAGGTACTTTGATAGATACCATGCGTAATACTGAAATGCAACAGAGTGGTAATTTCAGGCGATTTAAAGCTTTCAACAAAGGATTAAGAAGAAGAATACTTGACTCATTTGTTGTACAGGCAGATGAGACAGATTTTGGAGATATGTCAACTATGAACTCTTCTAAGGATGAGCTGCTTGGAACTCCACTCAACTATGAACAGGAGAGGTCAATGAGACTTACCACCTTTGGTATCAATAAATTAGATGATATGAGAGATTTATCTAACGATATATTAGGCTCTCTTATTGCATACTCCTCAATGGCCAATTCCTACATGTGTACAGATGCTGTAGTAGATGCACTGGAGGTAGGAAGGTCAACACTATATACAAGAGAATTCAAGGATGACTGGTTAGACAGGCAGCTTAAGAAAACTAAGGGAGGAAAGGCTCTATATAAAAAGATGAACTCTTACAGAAAACCTCAAGGCATTACTGAAACTATATATGAAGGTTCTAAGAACAGGGCATTTAACAGGTATATCAAGTTCCTCGACAAACAGGTATATGGAATTTCTTCAAGTTATTTTAGTTTCTCACTTTTTGGTAAGCAAATAGTACCTGCAAGAATCATGAACAATCTAAGCAGTCTGGCAGGATTTACTTACCTGCAAGGTAATGTTCTTGGCGGTATGGTAAATACCAATACTGGTTTCCTCAATATATTCAAAGAAGCTCTGTCAAGTGAGTTTTTCAATACTAAAGATTGGGGATGGGCACATAGATGGTATTTTAAACACTTCTTCCAAATGTGGGGGTCTGATGCTGGTAAAATACACAAAAATAATAAGCTGGGACTATTCCTTGAAATGGTAAATGCTCAAGGAGATAACAAAACTAAATTCAGGCATTGGAGAACTAACAGAAGCAGAGTTACCAACTTCCTTAATATGTCAGGGTATCTCCCCTACTCTTCTGGAGACCACTACATGCAGGCCATGTCATACCTCTCTGTTGCTCATGGAACAAATCTATATGACATCTATGGTAATAAAGTTTCTAACCTGTGGGATGCCTATAAGACAAGAGAGAATAAGGATGACTTAGGTGATTTCAAGAAAGGCAAAACCATTGAGTTTGAAAAACTAAACCCTGTGGCAGCTACATCCATAACAATAAAAGACATAGATTCTAAGGGAGTTTATCTTAAACCTATAAAGAGAAATGACCAAACATTCTATGAGTGGGCTATAACTCAAGATGCAAGATTTGCTGATGATGCTTACAGAAGGGATAATCAGTATGAGTATTTCCAACTTAAGGAAAAGTTTGACAACTTATCTGAGAAAGAACTCATGCAGTACGTATCACAAAGATATCAATTAGCAGAAAGTATCCTCAGAAAAGTTGAAAACTATAAGAATGACACAAGTCCACTTAAAGTAGTTCCAACTTTTACACAAGAGGAAGAAGACTACCTGAGAATGTTAGGAAGAGGTGATACAGAATACGACAATATCCTTGCATCTGTCAAGAATGATATATTCAGCTTGATATGGAATAAAGATGAAGAGTCTGCATATATGGACAAATGTCGTGAAATAAATAACAGGCTGCATGGTATATATAATCAGCAAGATAAAACTGCTGCACAACAAAACTGGTTCTTTAATGCTGTACTTGCTATGAGGGGATGGGCTCTTGGAAATCTTGAAAATATGTGGTCAAATAATCACTACAGTATGGCTCTTGACAGATATACTGAAGGATTTATGAACACTGCCCTTAAAGTAGGTATTGATGGTTTTTGGAGAAGAAGGATAGATACCGAAAATAGGCTTACCATAATACAAGCTCTGACAGCCATTACTGTTCCTTGGTCTCAAAGAAGCAAGAACGCTATGAATAAAGCTGGGTATTCTATTACACAGTATAATAATATGAAAAGATTTGCTGCACACATGTACCTCATGACGTTGTTATATCTTGCTAAATGGGCTACTACGCCTCCTCCAAAAGAAGAAGATGAAGATGGAAACCCTTGGATAGTAAATATGATGTATTACCTATCCATGCGTGCATACTATGAACAATCTGCATTAGCAGCTTCTATTGACTTCATAAACTCTGCAACCGAAATGCATCAGCTTGCAGAAATAGTACCGGTAGGTATTTCTGCTACTATTCAATTAGGAGAATTGCTATGGCAGCTTGTCAACACCCCATTCCATGAAGAAGATAATAGTGATTACTACTATCAACAGGACGATCCAAATGGAAAATATAAGGAAGGTGATTGGAAAGCTCTTATTAAAATCAGAGGCATGATACCATATTATAAATCCCTATGGGGACTTCAGCACCCAGATGCAGCTGCTGATGCTTATTCATTCGGAAGAAAGATGAAATAATAATTGCTATCTGGACTTTACAAATCATCCAGACTTGTTGATGAAAATGTTGTTAGGAGAGGGAGTAATACCAACTTCCTCTCCCTTTCTTTTTTCCATCTGAGCCAAAACTCCTACCTTTGCAGAAAAAGACATGTGGGAGAAAATCAAAAATAGCGGAATATCAAGAGGAATAAAAAAGCATATAAAAATTATAGCACTAATATTCCTAATGGTAGAAGTATATATAATGTTTATAATAAATCCACACAATGAATACTCTACTTCTATTAAACTGTCGATTGCCATTTGTGGGTCTATTGCTATTGATTTTTTATTATTGGGAATTATAGTGGCCATTTCAATAACCTACAATATTACAAAATCTGTAGCATACGGAATATGTAAAGGTTTAAAATTTATTAAAGAAAAATGTAAAAAGGAAAAAGACGCCTTTAAAGCAATCGGAGGATTTTTATTTATGATTATTCTTGTTGCTACTGGTATATGTGTTGTCTTTGCTGTAGGATGGGTTTTAGACCAAATTAAAGATATACTTGCAGTTATATTTTGTATTATTTTATATCTTATAATTATAATATTATACATTTATTTATTATGTCATAATTACAAATATTTTAGAGAAAAGCATAGTATATTTGGTTCAAGCATGCTATCCTTCTTTAGATCGACTTTTATTTTTTGTATTATAGGAGGTGTACTACATTTTATAGGAAAATGTGCACCAGATTTTGATACTACTGAATATCCAGGAAGATTAAAGATGGAACATCGTAGGTAAATGTAAAGTTTTCAGCAATAGTCAGTGCAGCCTGATTTGGTCAGGCTGTTCCTACATTTACTCACACCTTCCTCCACTCCCTCCACATTCTCTCCACTAAATACCCTATAGTATAAGCAGGTTCCTCTCCTCTATCCTCAACATCATAGGCTAATAACATTGCCTGCTTCACATGTTCTGCCTCATGCACCAAAGAGTTAAGATAATCTCCTCTGTCTTCATGCTCATTAAACAGCACTATACTCACATGACTCTCCAAGTTACTATAAGTAACTGCCTTTGCCATCCCACTCCTCATCCACACATATATCTCTTCCAAGTCCCCTATTACCCCATCATAATAGGCATCCATAGTTAGTGCTTTGAAGTTTGGCTTCAAAGATAAAAACTCCTTCCTCACATCTCTAACCACATAACCAAAAAGGCTATAGTCCATATCATAATAAACTATAACCTTCCAGTATCCATCAACATCTATCACCTGTCTTCCCATCTGTCCACTATGCTGTCATACCATGACAGTCCTAAATCATATCCTCCCACTCAACAGGGTCATTCATATACATAGTATCTGCATAGAATCTGTTGAATATAAAGCCCTCATCTGCATCTGGGTCATCTACCATATCTTTTACAAACATAGCTAAGTGTTCCTCATCAGGTACTGACCTGCCCAAATAATCTGCCTTACACATGTTAGCTACATACACTGCATCATACAACTTAGCTCTCTTGACTTTTATTCCATAAGATTTCAACAGGGAGTCTATCTGCTCCTTGGTATAAGGTTTAATATGTTCCTTCTCACCATCATCATCTTCCCTATACATCCTATTTACTGCCTCTTCACATAACTTCTTGTTGAAGTGACAACCATAGTTATTGATATATACCTTCATTCCCTCCGGTATCTCATCATAACTTCCCATATTCCTATGATACATATTTATCTTTAATTTAAAAGGCTTGCACAACCTTACATCATTAGATACTCAGTCATGCAAGCCAGTTCAACATTAACCCATATGACTATAACGACTTCTCATTGATGAAGTACCCTTCATCCTACGCATGTTACTGCGATAGTCAGGCTCTTCCTCAACATCCTCATAGTCCTCACTCTCTTCAAGACAATCTCTGAACTCATCAATAAACTCAGACATCTTATCAAGCTTCTTGACCCACTTCTCTTTCTTCTCTGGAGTCATCTTATACATTACTATCATACTAATCTCCTTGTTTTTCATTTCTTACTTTAAGCAAAGACAGGGCTTCTGCAAGTTGTGACTGAAGACTTCCTACCTGCTCTTTCAATTCTTTCACTTCTGCTGCACTGCTTACATCTGGTCTCATCTCTGCCAACACTCCTTTATACTGGGGTATCTGAGCTTCATGATACTTGATATTATCTGCATCTACAGCATCCTCACTAATCTTTAATAAAGATTTCACATAGTTATACAGATAGTCTTTATTGTCAGAAAGAATCCAGGAACCTTTACCAAAGTCTGCTATAGTGTCTCCACCATGCACTCCCTTATATTCTTTCTGAACACCATCTATAATTGCTACTATATCAACATCCATTACAGGAGGTTGTCCAAATGGATTTGAGTTAGTACTATTCATGGAAGGGGTTATCCTTTCAATAGAACCTGTAACCCACCTCATCTTACCGTTACTTCTATCTACTACATGCAGAATACTGCCTTTACTTAAATTCAGAAACATAGTTAATTACTTTTGAAAATTATTCACTAAATATTACTTATCAACTGAAGTGTATCTGCCCACCTATCAAAGTATACCAGATATATACCTGTACCTGGTAAGTCTGCCACTGTTACATTGGCTCCTCCTGCTATAGTCAAGGTACTGGTAACACCAGCCATTGAGAACTGAACTGGAAGAGTGGTTGTAGTACCTTCAGGAATAATCTCAGAGATATAGACCAAAATCAATCCTCTGAAGGGCCTCCCATCAAAGTCAGGAGCAAACTTGAAGGTTACAGCTGTATCTGATACTACTACAGTCTGGGTCTTAATACAAGGTATGCCATTAATATTTGCATACTGATATGGAAATCTTGCCATAATTATTTTGCTATTTAAATTATTTTTATTAACTTTGTAGCTGGGAATAGGTAGGAGTCATGACCTGCTGATAAGAGATAAGTCAACATCTCTTTCCCATTTTTCAATCGTTGACATCATTAAACAAAGTTGACAATGACAAACGAAGAATTTATTAAGAGCATAGCTCTAGAGGGAGAAGAGTGGAGAGATGTAGTCGGATATGAAGGGTACTACATAGTTTCTAATTATGGTAGAATAGCAGTCTTAGAAAGACTGGTGCATCGAAAACATAGAAATGGTAAGGATGCAAATTTTCTATTAAAACCCCATATATGTAGCACATCTATTGCCCCAAGTACAAATTATTGTAGAATGACATTTAAAGCTTTCCACAATAAAGATACACAATTAGTACACCGTGTAGTAGCAGAAGCTTTTATACCAAATCCCAATAATTATACTTGTGTAGACCATATTGATGATAATCCCCAAAATAACAATGCTGACAATCTTCAGTGGTGCAGTTATAAAATAAATAATTCCAAACCTCATCATAGAAAAGCTCAGTCTATTGCTAAAACAGGAAGAGTTGATCCTAAAAGAATTCCTCTTGTTACTCTGAAGAATGGAATACCATATAAAGTATATTCGTCTATGCACGAAGCACATATTACTGATGGTCACCAAAACTCAGCAATTTTAAGAGTGCTAAGAGGGCAACTAAAAACACATCATGGGTTACAATGGATGTACCTTTCCGATTATGAATCTCTTACAAACAAGTCAAAGAACTCTTTACCTGCTCCTATAACAGCAGATTATCCCCAGTAGCTTTGGCCACCTCCCCAGTAGTTACCCATCCAAGGAGTCTGACTCACAGCAACCAAATTAGGATATGTTACTGGAACAGTAGAAGGTTGCTTAGCTGCAATAGCATCAATCTTGTCGTCAAGGGCATGGAATGCCGCATTAAACTGAAGAGTCTGCTTATCGTTGCTGATTTGATTTCTCAACTGGGTAATAACATCACCCTGAGCATTGATTTGGTTCTGGAGTTCACGCTCTTTTAACTGGCAGAACTGATCAGTTATCATGGCATTCTGAGCCTGAATAGCACCAAGAATACTATTAGTATTATTAGCTGCCTGAGTCTGCAAAGCATTAGTTTGCTGACATACACTCAGTTGGTCTGCTGCTTCATTCTGTGCCATTTGAAGCTGGGTAGCTGCAAAGTTCCTTGCTGAATCTGCTTGAAGGGTAGCTGTCTGATTAGCTATAGCAAGCCTGTTTTCACAGCAACACTCACAGAGTTGTCTGCCAAGGGCAGCATCACCATTCTGAATAGCATTGATTACCTGCATTCCAGTCATACCTACCTGACTACCAATGTCTGCAAGCTTTGAATTTGCAATAGCAACAGCATTGCGTACATCACTAATACTTGTGTTAGTAGTATTAGCAAGCTGAGCAATAGCATCAGAATTATAACGAAGAGCATTAAGAATAGTTTCTTTGTCATTGTTGTTATTAAGCTGGTTAGAGAGAAAGCCTGTACCAAGCAGGTTAGCTCCACCACCATAACCACCAAAGCCTCCGAAACCTCCATACATTCCATTAAGGAAAGGAAGGATGAAAGGATACATAAACATCATCCAGAGAGGATTATTCATACCTCCAAAACCACCATTGCCATTAAGGGCAGCAATAGTAGCTACATCAGAAAGGCCACTACGTCCTGTAGCACCATCTGAAAATACATAAACACCATCATTTTGTGCCATAGTTTCTTTTTCTTTTTAATCATTAAACATTGTTCTCTTTGCTGCATCATTGTTGCAGCTACATTATCCTTGCAAAGACACTGCAAAGTTAGGCACAATATATCTCAATGTCTAATATTACCAAAAACAAAAATAATCCACTAACTATCAATGAGTTAATGGATTATTCATTACTTAAAAAGTCTGTGTGTAAAGATTTTCCTTCTATGATGTAGCACAATCTATAGCATTTTTTATGGCTTCTCTTGTAGCACTATCACTTAAAAGACTTGAATAAGCTTCTGCATCTGTGATACCCATTCTCTTCAAAGCTTCCTTTGCTGCATCACTAAGAGTCCCATAATCAGGCATACTATAACTGCCTGCTCCTCCTACTTCTGGTGCTGTTGAAGGAACAAACTCTCCCCAGTCCACATCATTATCCATCTCTCCCAAAGAACTTTCAAATGAATATAAGAAAGATTCTCCTGACGGCTTTTCTACTTCTGCACTACTTGGTTTTACAGGAGTCTCTCCTTCTTTTAAGGATTCCACTGCGGCTTCTGACTCAATAAGTTGTGCAAGTTCTTTTTCTGCATCAGTAAGTTTATCCCAACTGATATTGATTTTTCTTCTGCCAGGATGGAACAACTGCTCTGGTACTGTTGTATGCATAGCTGGAGTTAATGCAGTGAAAGGCTCTGATTTTGACTTATACCCCATTACTAACTGACCATCATTATCTGAGTACACAGGGCCTGTCGGATTAGTACCCCTCATTCCATCTCCTTTAGGTGAAGGATACTCAATACCAAAGGAAACAATCCTAAGATTATCTGGATTTATCTTGATGCCATAGGTTTGCTCAAGCAGGTCTGCATACAAAGACAACTGAAGAGACCACTTATCTTTATTCTCCTGCTCTTTTACACTCAAAGGCTTATTGTTAGTTCTGGAAGTCTTCATATCAAAGATATAGAAATTGCCATCTCTGTCATAGCCAAACAAGTCAAGAGTTCCTGCTACATTTATCTTCCTTTCCTTACCTTCACTATCCGTAATAGTTATATTACCTACAGCCTTAATACCATTAGATACTATAGTAATTCCTTTTCCATCAAGATTATTCTTAAATGGAATAAGCTGCTTTTCAACAAACTCTTTAAGGACTTCATTAATAATATTAGGATAGCTGTCTTTAAGACTTCCTTCAAAGAAATCTCTGACTATAGTATCAACTGTATTACCTAATGTTGTAGATGGAACACCCCACACTCCATAATCACCATCCCTGCCTTTAGCATAGCTCTCATCAGCACTACCAATAGTAGTAACTCTCAAATATCTTATCTCTTCACCATTAGGACCTTTCTCTATGTAGTATTTCTCATCCTCACTGAGTTCCAACATAGAACTTCTCTTCTTAATGGTGTCTATCAACTCCTTGGCTTTCTTCTGGGCTTCGGTTTCAGGAACATCCTTATTATTAGGAGAAACTGGAGCTGTAGGATTACCTTCTACAACTATACCTGTCTCTGCTTGAATAGTACCATTACCTCTTCCCTGAACACCTCCTTCAACTATTGGAGTAGTATCCTGAGGTTTTGGCCTCTGGGCATTATCTGGATTACCTACAGTTCTTGAACTACTTGATACATTACCATTAGCAGCAGAATAAACTGGCTTGCCATCACTGGTGAGGGGATTCCTTATATCAAGATATATAGGGTCATAAACCAATGATGTGCCTGCAAAAGTAAGGAATCCATCATCTATAATCCTACTTACCTCTTCTTCAGCAGATGCTCTCTCTCCCGCATTACTTGAATTAACATTGGAGAAATCAAAGTGAGACAACTGCCAGACAAAAGTATTCCTGACCTCACCAGCATCTTTATCATACATGATATTACGGAGCATCTCTTTAGCAACACTTATGTTACTGTCAACATCACCGCCTGCTATAATCTCACCTACCATAATATCATCAACATCAGGGTCTTCATTTGCCAACCATACTATATACCTCGAAGGACCATTACCATTATCAAAGGCTTCTTCATCAAAGGTAACTGTCAACTTACTTTCTCCTGTAAGAAACAGATAGTTGTTAAAGTCATTCTTCCTATAGCGTTTGCCTTTGGCATTAACACCATTAAGTGCTTTTGTCAGTCTTTCTGCTTCTGCATCTCCGTCATCTATAGTAGTAACTACCTTAGCTGACTTATCTGTTCCATTACCAAAGGCTGGAGGGGCAAACAGAGGTCTGATAATTCCAAAAGCTGCCTTGGTCCTGCTGTTAAAGTTAACTACATCATCACCACTACCTTCACCACATACTTCACCAAGTGTCTTTGTCTGAGTATCCCTGTCTTTAGTTTCAGCAGGGGAAAGCCTCATGACAAACATTGGATTACCTTTGGAGTCACCATTAAGATTATAAGGAGCATACTGAGCCTGACCTCTGTCATCATTCCATCCAAAACCTCTAAGTAAGGATTTCTTTTTTTCCTTATACTCATCACTCTCTAACAGCTCTTTCCTGCTAAGACCTTCCAATCTACTGCGAGTGGTTGCATCAAAGGTATTAAGTATGCCTTCAATAAAACCATTATTATTCTCTTGGGTATTGCTCCTGTCTGTCTGGGAATCTATATGAGCAGCATGAACATGTCCTTTTATAACTTGGGATACTAAAGGATTACCTCCTACCTTTACTACATGTGTACCAATATTCTTATTAGCTGCATCTCTTATACTGTTTGTGTATGCTGCACCTTCCCACATTTTCCTTTTACCACTTGGTAATAGTCCTATAGGCTGATACCATGCACCTTCTATTTCAATAGCTGTAGTAGTATTTACATTTGAAGGGGTATCTACAAGTACTGCAACAACTACAGGAAGATTGTCATCAGTACTATAATTTTCCATCTCTTCCTCAGCTGCTCTTGACCACTCATCACTGGTTAAGAAATAGACAGGCTGCCCTTCTACATTATGCTCTCGGAGATATTCTCTTACACCATGTTGTTCTATGAACCTGGTTATCCAAGAATCAGGATAGTTATTTGCAATATGGTTAATATCAGTGGTAGCAATAAAAGCTCCCTTCCCATCAGTTACATGAACTGGGGAAGTTCTTTCTGCATATTGTCTTGCACCACTATTTCCCTTTGCTTTAGTATTCAATGTCATGGACAACTTTTCAAGTATGTTTGCTGCCTTATGATATACATTATCCTGACTCTCCTGATTATTTGATTCTGCCTCCAAAGCACTTACCTGCTCAGACAAAGCATCAAGGAAATCCTCAAGTGTATCATAATGTGCATCTTCATTATTAACGAATATATCAATGAAATATTGCCATGCTAAAGCTTTTTCTTCACTTTGCTCCTTATCATAATCCAAGCTGTGCTCTGCAAGAGGAAGTATCTGTCTTGCTAAACTTAAAGGCATAGCTTGTGAAAGGAGCTTTTCATTTTCTGTATTAGGAATATCTTCCTGAGGCATTTGCATCATCTCCACCTGAGCTTCTGTAGCCACAGTACCATTACCATCAACAAAATGTCCTGAATCTGGAGTACTGCTAAGGTTAAAAGGAGAAGGTGTAACTGTAGGTGCTGGGGTAGGTTCAGGATTTATAACAGTAGGAGCAGCCTTAGGATTTCCTTCTGCACTTGCAGGGGCTATAGTACCTTCTACATTGAGATTTCCTTGGTTAACTTCTTCCTCTACCTTACCGTTTATAAGTCCTACATACTGACTTACCACCCTACCTATAGTAGTAAACACCGGTACAGTCTCTTGCTGAGGAAGTCTCTTGGCATTTACAGATTCTACATACTCTCTGAATTTACCTCCCTGCTCTCCTTGGTCATTCAGCTCTGATAATGCTTGTACTACTGCCTGCTTATCTGTTACATCTACTCCCTGACTGCTGAGATACTTCATGGCATCAAACAAAAGACTGACATCATTTGGTGTCAAATCATTAAGTTTATCCATTTGTGCTATAAGGGACATGATGTTCTTCTGATTCTCTACATACCTGTCATAGTTACTCTTCTCTGTAGGCAAAGGTATTCCTTCTTCTTCATTTCTACGCTGAGTTTCCTTTTTCTCTCTTGCGTCATCTTCTACCAAAGCCTGTTTAATCACTTGTCTCTCAAACTCTGAAGCATTGGCAAGCAGATTATCCAACTCTTTTGAGTATGTTTGGAAATCATCTATACTTTCAACTCTCTCAGCAAGTCTTCTGGCTTTATCGACAGCTGCATTAAACTTAATACCTTTCACATAGTTCTGATATGCCTTTGGGTCTGTAAGTATGGCATTATACTGGTTATAGTAATCTCTTATGCCTTTCTCTAACCTACCCATATCTACCACCTTATCCAAGAAGCCTGAATCTCTCTGACTTCCTTGTCTTACAAGATTATCTATGACTTCTTGCTGCACACTGGAATATACAGGCTTAGCATTCAGACTGCCTTGTACTGCATCAAGCTGTCTCAATTTAGCATCTCTCTGCTTGTTTAGTTCTGAGAGATTCTTCCTTGCTGTTTCTACTTGCTTATTATGACGTTTCTTTGCCTTACCACTGTCATCTGTCCAGTTATCTATTTGACTTTCTGTATCTGCTATCTTACGCTCTATATCATTTAATTCCAAGTTTAAATCTTCAATCTTCTGCCTATCTTGATGTAAGACATTATATTGTCTTTGTGCTCCTTGTGCAAGAACCATAGCTCTGGTTACAGGGTCAAGATGCATGATGTCCTGCTCATTAAGTACAAGCTGGGCAACACTGCTATCTACATTTCCTTTCTTATCAGTAAGAGCATCAAACTCCTTAAGCTTTGCCTGCGCTTTCTTTACTTCTTCTTTTTTCTGTTTGAGTTCACCATTCTGTTTATCACTGCGCTTATCCTTAGCAATAGTCTCCAGTGCTTTTACTTTATCCTCTGCTTCTCTCTTAGTCTCCTCCAGCCTCTCTCTTTCTTTTAAAGCCTTGTTAAGACTTCCATACTTAAGTATAAGCCTCTCAAGGTTTTCTGATAATCCACTACTTTGACTTCCTCTTGAATTCTGAATACTTCCTGAAAGCCTGTCTATCTCTTCTTTGAGTTGGTCTCTTCTGCTTACAAAATCATCATGCATCAACTTGCCATAGATAAGACTCTGCTTAGTATCTTCATCTACCCTGCCTAAGGTATTATCTACTTTCCTACCTTCTGCCTCTACCTCAGACATAAGACCTAACATCCTGTTAGCATTCTTCTGAAGCCTCTCCACTATCTGCTGGTCACTCATATTAGCCATCTCATCAGTGGACTTACGCATAGTATCAATAAGTCTCTTGGTAGTTTCTGCATTCATATCCATCTCAGATACAGCCTGAAGTTCTCCTATAATACTGTCATAGAAGTCAGTACCTTTCAGCTTATCAAGCATGAACACATCATTGATAAACCTTCCCATCTGAGACTTTCTGAAACTGAACTGATCATTACCCTCTGCTGCACTAAACATCTTATTAAGCCAGTTAGCCGTACCTACTGCACCATCCCATTTGGCTTTGTTCTGAGGGTCTTTCATCCATTCAGTAAGATAAGAAGACATTGCATTGGCTGCTTCTGTCTCATCCTGCATGTCATTCCAAGCATTGACAGCACCACTTCTCCAAGGAGTAAGACGTTTGGTTACATCCCACCAACTTTCTTTCTCACCTCTTTCATTAAGTCCTCTGCCCCACTTATTCTGTCTGAGCTTACCATCTTCACCTCTGCTATAACCTCTTCTTACTCCTGCCACTGTACCAAGAGTAGAACTTACTGCACCTAAGATACCTGACTGAAGAGATTGTCTGTTAAAACTTCCACCAGCAGCAGTAAAGAAAGCAGATAAGTCAGAAGCAAACTGGTCTCCTACAGCAGCATCACCATCACCTTCAAACTTATTCTTGATAAACTCTGATATGTTATTCTCTGCGGCACCTTGAGCAGCATTACTACTTACATCCTGCCAAAATTCTTCTCCACCTTGACCTAAAGGCTCTCTAAGTACATTCCATACTCTTTGAGCCTTAGATATAGTTGGAGTGACAGTACCATCTGCACTGACTTTATATTTAGGACCGCCATATAATATCTTACCAATCCATGATTTCTCTCCTATCACCTTGGAGTTACGCATGGACTCTTGGACACTTGGAGCCATAAGGCCTGCTTTAAGCGTAGTATTGGCTATACCATTTATAAAAGAGTTTACACCAAAGTCTGTGATTCCTGCAATAGTAGAGGCATAGTTCACCTGTGCAGCTGACTCATTATACTCATCGGCATATCTATCCCACACTTCCCTGTATATAGCAGCAGGATTAGGCATTTCTGGCTTAACCAATGTCGTACTACCATCATCTCTTCTTATTTCCATCATAGGAGCATTCTCCCATTCTGCCATCCTCTGCCTGTATAAAGCACTGGCTTCCTCTGCTACAAGATTCTGATAGTAGTCATTGAGGTTATTCATTCCCTCTGTCTGAGTTTCTATCTTAGTGTTAAGACCATTAACTGCTCCTTCAAGAGTTCCCACACTTCCAGGTATCACAAATCTGTCTGTAAAATTCTGTACTTGTTTTAGGACTGTAAGAGCTCTCTTGGTGGATTCTAACCCCTTAAATACTTTCCCTGTGTTATATAAAGCCATGACTCCCTTGGATGCAGCACCGAATAACTTATTAGCTATTGCTGCTTCTCCATATCCCCACAGCATACTTAAAACTGTAAATCCTCCTGACTGCAATGCCTGAGGTATGGTAGAAGAATTAAATAGATAATTCTCTTGGTCATCAGTAGTAACTATGGCATCATTACCTATCCCTTCAGGATTATATCTTGTTGCAGTTTCTTTTGTCCTTGCTATTCTCTCATCTGCTGTCTCATTCATAAGACCAAGCACAGATAATGCATCTTGTATATGTGAAGCTCCTGCATGTTCCAAATCCCTGCCATATCTTGTAATAGGATTATCCATCATCACATCAAGCTTACCTGCTAACCAGTTGGTGTGCTCTTCTTCAGGACTTAAAAACAAAGCACCATATATATTACCAAATCCTTGTATCAGACCTCCTTCAATAGCAGGTATAAGATGTGATATACCATCCCACAACTGAGAACCAAATGTCTGGTTTTCTCCCACCCTGTTCTTCATCTGACGGTCTAACCACATGTTAGCATCATCCTCACCATATAACTCAAGATAGGTATCATAACCAGCTGCAAGTTGTCTGTAATCAGCATCTGTCAAAGGTAACAAGTCAGTATTGCTATATCTCTTATAATAAGAGGACACATCACTGGCTATCCTATCTATCTTCTCCTTTGCTGTCAAGTTAGCACTACCAGTCCTACCTACACCATACTGCTGTAAGTATTTATTTAATGCAGGCTGCAAAGCTTTTTTTCTCTCATCTTCATATTCATCATATACTGAAAATGCACGATTTTTAGAACTACCAGAATCCATACTGCCAAGTAAAGAAAGCCCACTTACACCAACAGAACCTCCACTACCCACATTCAAACGAGCATCATCCTTTACAAATTCAACAGCAGTTCCTACAGAATCAGGACTATTATGCCTTTCCTGTATGAGTGTATCTATAATGGTAGTATCAGGCTCTTGCTGATAACCCATCACTTCATCTATATTCCTTTTCTCTTCATCTGTCCTATCTGATGCTGACAGACCTCTTAATTCTCCTGTATATATTGGCATGACTTTTAGTTGGTTTTAATTGCTACTAAATAATGAGGGCGACTACCTCCCTCACTTGGAACTTCTATTACTTCATAAGTAGGAGATGTATGCAATCCATTATCCTTCTTATACCTTCCTACAAGGGTTTCTATTGCATCACGGACCCTATTATCTAAGAACTGGAAGTCATCTCTTGGAGTAGGGGCACCAGTAGCATCATGTTCTTCTTTCAATATTCGTACACCTCTACCTTTATCTTTATCATCAAACATATCGCTGGTAGAAAAGTCTCCATACCAGTCTACTACATTCGAGTTAGTATAACCCATAAATCTGTTTGGCAGATCTTCCCCCAGATAACCAGATACCCAGCCAAAGTCATATTTAAAATTCGGATTACCATTTGCTCTTTGTTTTTGAGCTTGTAAATCTTCATTACTAACATCATGGTCATATTTTACCCCACCTATAATTTCATATTCAAAATTCTGATTACCAACTTTTAAAGTGAATTTATTACCATGTTTAACATTTTTGAAATTCCTATTTGCCTCATCCTTAGCTCTATTTAATAAAGCCATGCCTTGAGTTCCCTCAGTATTAAGTACAGGAGTGCCATCTTCACTTATCGTATAAGCAGGTATTTTTGATAAATCATCACCATTATTTCCGCCTTTTCCATTCCCATAAGTCAGATTACCACTACTACTTATACCAAACTTACTTGGGTCTATATCATCCCTAAGCTTTATCCTGCCATTCTCATCTGTAGTGTATAATGGGTTATTCTGCATAGGTACTATATTACCCTTATCATCTCTGGTAAAGCCTTGTTGTAATAAACCAAAATTAAATACATCTACCTGACGTTGAGTTGACTCCCTCTGTCTTGCATCCTGTGCTGCCTGTGCTGCTGTCAATACTCCAGGATTCTGCATTGCCTTCCTCTCTTCCTTATAAAGTGCTCCGTCAATCATACCATTGATTACACTTTCCCTTGCTCTTGCATAGTTATTACCTGTCAGGTTATCCTCAACTCCTGTCTCTTTTAATATGGAATCTACCTCTGCTTCAAGCTCTGGTATAGCACTTAAATCCTCTCTGAAAGCATACAACAACTCTGGATTATAACCATATCTCTGTATCATCTCCTGATAATACTTTGTAAGGTTTTGTACCTGGGTATTATCATATACCCTCGATGATGCCTGCTGTGAAGCTGTTGCCCCTCTCTTGTATAAGTCATTACCACTGATACCATACAGATTTGGATTACTACCTTCCAAGAAGTTATCTATAGTGAGATTATCATTGGCATAAAGCATGGATGGGTCTCTCATACTGGCATTCCTCCTGAGTTCCTTCTCTCTCTGTAATGCTTCATCTGCTCTCTGAAGTCTTCCTATCTCTCCATTATAACGTCTTTTCAAATCTACCAAAGCTTTCCTGTTTTGGATATTAAGACCATTCCTTGCCATATCATCAGATGCTGCCTTGAGCTCATTGGCATAATTCTCATATATCCTCTTGCTCTCACTTCCTTCAGGTAATGTACTGCTCAGATAAGCAAAGGCATTAGACTTGTCTGCAAGTTCTCCTGACTCTGCTTCCAACTGATTATATACATCTGTGTACATGGCAAGGGGTTTAAGAAGGTCATCAAATGTCCTGTTCTTAAACACGTTATTTGCCTTTATATATAAATTCCTGTATGCCATCAGCACTTCCCTCCTTTCTTCTTGGTAAGCTTACCCCCGTATTTCCTACTATTACCTTGCTTACCATACTTACTTTGGTTATAATAATCACTTCTGAGTACTCCTGTCCTCTCAAGCCATTTCAGTCTGTCTTCATCATAAGCTTCCTCTCCAATGTTTCCTAATGATGTAAGCAGATTACTGAGGTTAAGGCTCATACTCTTAGCTCTCCTGTCATCTATATCATCCATAAGACCATAAGCTGTACTAAGTCCTGATAACCTCTGCTTGGCTGCATCTCTTGTAGCTTCCTGATTGGCAAGCTGGGCCTTCATGATGCTTTCTGCATTAAACTGGTTGGTTCCTCGATTAAACTCTGCATCCTTCACCCTGTTGGTATTGTTATACTCAAGAGCTTTCATGTAAAGGTCATTGTCTGCTATAATACCATTATAGGCATTGGCAAGTAATCCTGCATTCTTACTTCCTGAGTTACCTCCACCATTTCTAATCATCCTGTCTGTACCTCTGAAATCCTGCCTGTTCCTATTCTGCTGGGCTAATATGTCCATTGGGTCTGTCCTCACATAATCTCCAATCAAGGCAGGAGATACCATAAGTGGGGTACTCATACCCTCTGTAGCATTTATAAGTGCTTGTGCCCTGCTATAATCTGGACTTCTAAGTGCTGCATTCATAAGTCCTAAGGCTCCTCCTATAGCAGGAATATACCTAAGCTTACTTGTAGCACTATGCTTCATTTCTACAGGTTCACTGCCTTCCAATAGATTTGGGTTTACTGGAGTAGTAGTTGTTGCAGGTGCTACAGCCTGAGGTGGTACAACACTACTTTGTACTGTTCCTACAGGTATCTGTTCTGTTCCTATCCTTGTAGTAACTTCAGGTTCTCCAACAAAACCATAGGAAGATATATCATAAGGTCTAAAAACATCCGGCCTTTCATTATAAAGTCTTTGTAATGCCTGATATACCTCATCTTCATTAATATAGTCATTGCTTCCTACAATACTATTATAAAGCTTTCCATAGTCAATAGTGCTTCCATCTGTAGGTACTACATATTGATTCCACCAATTCTCAAATCCCCCATCAGGAAATTTATTCACCTTACCTCCTTCTGCCATCATCTGAGGTTCTGCTCCTACCATCGCTTTACTTCCATCTGCTACCATAGGTGCTGCTACAGCAGGTTCTACTACCTGTTGTTCAGGAACTGCTTGTGCTAAGTCAGGATTACTTACTTCCCCTCCCCCACTCACTTCCTGCTGAATTTCTGGTGCAGGATTCATCACCATATTCATAACAGCTGCTTGGTCTTCAGGACTTAAAGCTTCAAAAGCTTCTCTTGCTCTCTGTGCTTCCAACTCAGTCTTCTGCCTTTCCTGCTCTATCATAAGGTCTGACATCATAGCATCATAACCTCTCTTGCTTATAGGGTCATTAGGATTTTCTTCACTCTCCTTGCCTAACTTCTTAGCTAAATCTGCAAAAGTCATCCTGGCTTTCTTGGATACGTGGAATTTCTTTCTGGTCTGCTCATCAGGCTCTATCCTGTTACTATATACATAGTCATTATATACAACCTCCCCTTCTTCTACAAGATTAGGAACTCCTTGGTTATCTACACCTACCTGTACTCCTTCATAAGGATTTTCCTCGTGAGAACCACCAGCATCTATATGCACACTTCCATTACTCCAATCACCTCCATGTGTCTGAATATCACCACCAAGAGCATAACCCAAACCTCCTACTAATCCTATCTGTCCTAATCCACCAAAAGGAGTTTGTGCAGTGAAGTTTGGCTTCACTGTTCCATTATTTTTATCTTTCTTACTCAACAGATAATCACTCATAAAGTTGTAGTTTACTGCCCCCATACCATCATCTCCTAAGAAACCACCAAATGCTGCATAATTCCTAAGAAAGTTTCCCATCTGATTATCACTTATATTGTTTATATTATTCTCCAAATCTCTCTGTGCCCAATCCATAGCATTGGTTCTTTCTAACCTCAAGGCATCATTCTTTTTCCTTGCCTTACCCTTACTAAGCAACCCTCCTTTATAAGGATTTACAAAGTTTCCTACAGTCTCAGGTGCTTGTATCTCATCAAAACTATCTGCATCACTATGATAGTTTTTCAATGTAGATGTACCTTCATTGGCAGCTGCAAGGGCTTTTTCATCTGTCTTCATACCAGCAAGTCTGTTAATACCACCACCAATAACTCCTGATGCTGCTGATACAATACCACCAAGCACAGGATTAAAGTTACTTATCAGTTGTCCTGCTGTATTTCCTAAACTACCAACAGCATTTCCAGCACCAGATGAATAACCATCACTTATAAGTCCATGAGCCATTGTACCAACTGCTCCTCCTATAGCTCCTGCCATAGATTTCAGTCCACTGCCTAACTGACCTAATGTCTTAGGATATATACCAAGGAAAGGTTTTTTTGCTGCTCCTACATTAGGCATCTGCAACCCCCAGTCATCCATACTGGAAGTTGGTAACACAATATTTGGTTGTACTGCTAACCCATTCATACTATATTTACTTATTTGCTGCAAAGATACTCCTTCTTATTATAATATACAATATGCTTACAGTAGTCCTAAACAAAAGTAAGGAAGCCACTAAGACTTCCTTACTACCATGAAAAAACATAATCATTAACCTGCCACTTATTATTCTCACGAACTACTTATGACTTCCTAATCAAACTAATCATAAAATACCAAAAAAAATTTACCAACAATCATCTATAAGCCTCCACACTATCTTTCTCTTTCTCATGATAATACAGTACTAAGAATAAGAATATACCCGCAATGATAAAATGAAGAATTAAATACTCCCAATCCTCTATAGGTAATCCCCACTCATAATCTATAGAACAAAGTATTGTACTGACAGCTACATAATGAAGAAACATTCTATGATATTTACAAAATCTAAAAGCATAACTTGCTATGTATAAGAAACTGAGCATTAGCCAAAATACTATATAAGATAGTATAGACAAATCAATATCATAGTAAGACAGTGTTGTATTTACAAGACATATACCTGCTATCACCATAGGTACTACCTTCAATACATACAACACTGTCTTATGCAAAGCCTTCCTATTTAAGCTTTCCTCCTCCACAGTATCTCCTACCCCTGTTCTTTGTAACACCAGCTTTAGCTACCAACGGCTTTACCCTACCTGTCTTCTTTTTGTTATTTGCCATAATCATACTATTTATTTATTATTGATTCTATATTATATATTATCCCAAAACCAACCACTTTAAGAAGTACCCAAGCAATGCTCCCCCAAAGGTTAGATCAAAGTCTATCCAATCAGGAGTACCACCTTTCACATAATCTTTAAATTCCATTGCTCCTGCTACACCAGCACCTGCATATCCTGCACAGTACCAACTGTTAGCAAACAGACCTATCAGCAATCCTCCAACAAGATGCCATTGCCTGTTACTTTCACTAAACCAATCTATTATATTCATCTTCTATCTCTCAACTATAAACTTTAAACTATCAACTAAAGTCAGTGCTCTGTAGTTTGGCTACAGAGAATTCTTCATTCTCCACATAGCACCATCCAGTTCATCCCTGTACCACCTGAGTTCCTTAAATCCTACTCTCTTCTTTCCTCTTGGCAGCTTCTGTGCTCTTACCAAATCATCAAACCTGCTTCTGGAAAGATTAAGATAGCTACATGCCTGCTCCTTGCTCATCTCCTCATGAGCTATGATACTCATTATCCTCAGTGCTTCTTTCTCATCTATCTCACTGTTGCCTACATCAATCTTGTCAGCTACCTCTCTGAGGTATGTTGCTACTATCTTCCTAAAGTTAATCATACTTTATCTCCTTTCCACTGCAAAGGTACTACATGTATCTATTACCCACAAGAACCTAAAAGAGAGCCTTATCAAATATTAAGACTCTCTTTAGGTCAAACTCCTCTACAGAGCATTGTAAAGCACTATAGTCAGTGCAACTCAATTTGGTTGAGTCGTCATCACATCATGTGTTTCAAGTAATTTGTTTAATCTGTCTTCACCTGTAGGATTAAAGAAATTACCACCTAAAGCATTAGCCATCATTTGAATAACTCCTAAATCAGGAACTAGTATTTTATCTATATCCTCAAATACTCTCATGTTAAGTACACTCAGATATAACTCCATAGCAAGCTTCTGATTCTTCAATATTTGTCTGTTGTTTGGTGACAACTCATAATACTTCTCCGAGTTGACAAACTCTGTAAGTTTAATCAACTTCTCCTTTAGTTCTTTCTGCTCAATAACGAGCCTTTCTTTCCAATCTTCCATAGTTTAATCTTTTTAAATGTTACCCTTCCTCTATCTTTGTCATCACTTTCTTTGCAACACTACCTGCCCATTTTCTCCATGCCTGCATCCTCATCCAGCGCATCTCACTTTCCTCGTTCTCATACCTATTAAGCATGATAGCTATTTGGTCATCATAAGAAAATTGGAACTTCACCAACTTACTTTTAAGTTCTCCATACTCTAACTTATCTACCATTATAGGTATAGAGTCTACTATGACAAGACTACCTATAACTTTGATATTATCAGTATCAATACTTTCTTCTTCTGCACCAACCCTGTCTTCCATGACAAAGGCTCTGTAGTTACCTGCACGCAGGATACATCCTGCATCAGCATATAGTTTATCTTTTATTCTATACATAATTATGTAATATTAAACTGTTTGAAGTGTATAACCAAGGGTATTTACTAAGTACATCCAAGCAGAGTAAGCACGATATGCTGCTTCAGCTGCTGCTGGAATTGTGAGATATTTAGGACCGGTAACTGATACTCCTGCATTGGCAAACGTGCCAGTGGTTATATCTGGAGGTGTAGACCCTTGACATACTATGTTAGCAAGATTAGCACAATCACGAAACGCTGAACCTCCGATTGAAACTGTTGAAGTTGAGAATACGACTGTCTCAAGCAATGTACAATTATCAAATGCATAATCATTTATATATGTTGCATTACATGTGAAAATAGTCAAGTTGTCACAATTCCGAAATCCTCCATAAGGAATAGTCCTGATATATCCACTAACTACTGTTATATCAACAGATGAAAGAGCTGTGCAACCATCAAAACTCGGGTATGAAGTATATCCAGTATCACCTCCGGTAAGTTTCATCTTAACATTTCTAAGTCCTGTACAGTCTTCGAAGGTACCAAACTGTGATAAATTACCAGGTTGTTCTTTTGGATCAAGAACACAATTACTAAAGTCGATATCAGTCAATAGTATATCATTTTGGAATGTTTGCAACCAACTAATAGAAATTGTATTAGAAGGAAGTTGGACTGAACGTAGTTCTGACATGCCCCTAAAGGCAGCTTGACCAATGTCTGTTAGCTGACTTTGTGAGAAATCCAAAGACTGAATCTTATCACATCCTGAAAAAGCATCTGTACCTACTGTAGTAAGAGATGTTGGAATATTAATTGCCCCTATTCTTGTATCACGAAAACATGATTGTGGTATTTCTGTCAGAGCATCATTAAGTACGACTGTATCATTAATAAGGCTTGAAGTGTACGCAAAAGCAAATGCTCCGATAGAAACCACATTACTTAAATCGAGAATGTTATTTTGCGGTGCTAAACCGGTGTCTTTAAAGGCTTGGTTTCCAATAGAAACAACATTAGAAAAGTCATAATCTGCTAAGTTAGCACATTGGTTAAAAGCAGAGTTAGGAATGTTTGTAATAAGAGGAGCATAAACATGAATTACATAGTTGCTGGTTAAACCGACAAATTTATCAACAGTAGCTTGAGGCAAATTAACCTCTGTACAGTAATATGGAGCCTCAAAACGGATTATACTATTTGTAGATTGAATATCACTCACAAATGCTGGATTACCTTCTACATTCAAAATAGCAGTAGCTAAATTCTTTAGAGCATATCCTTGTATAGCACTGATTGTGTTAGGTATGGTCAAGTCAGATAAACGAATACCATAAGCACTGGCACTTATAGCTTCATTTCGCCAATTAAGCGTACTAACAGAAGATGGTATTGTAATATGGGTAAGTTTACCAGCATAACTGTTATGAGAAGAAAAATAGACTCCACGGAAAGATGTTATTCCTGTAAAATATTGTAATTCATCAAATGTCCAATTACTTGTTGTTGATTGTACGATAGGTATAGTTGCTTCCCCTACAAAAGCTATTCGTGCATCACTCTTAAATAAAGCATTTTTGAATAAGGCAAATTCTTGTGTTAAAGCGTGACTTAGTTCAAACTGCCTGAATGCTTCTGGATTCGATGTTGAAGTCATGATTGGGTAATCTATTGTATAACCAAGAGTATCCGTCACTACTTGCCAACCACCACTGTCATATCCTATAGCTCCATCAAGAATATTCAAATACTTCAGACCATTGAAAGCACTGCCACAATTCTCAAAGGTGTGCTCGTATATAGTAGGAGCATTCTGTGTTGTACATGTAATAAACTCTGCATTTACACAATTAGCAAATGCATACTCTCCTATATATGAGCAGTCTGATATATTTATATATTTAATATCCGCATCCTTAAAAGCATTAGGACCGACATCACCTTGAACATAAAATCTGCAACCGATATGCAATCCTGTACATGCTCCTGTCCTCACCCCTGCAACACCGAAATGAGCTGTTGTAGTAAAGACTAACGAATGAGCATTATCAATATTTGCGAGGAATATAAGGTCTCCAGTACTTTTTAGTACTATACCAAATCCCACACCAACTGAATATCCTACATTAAATGTTGTCGAAGTAGATATACCCTCCGTATATACTTTCCTACTTAATCTATCATATAACAGATTGTAGTTGTTTGAAGCACCATAAAGACCAAACACTTTTATTGGACTATAAGCAAACGGAGATATGTAATTATTAGTATAGTTTGGTAGTGCCATACTGTCTGGAATAACTGCACCTTCTATGTCTGTATAGGCAAAAGCACCACTTTCCAATGTAACATTTAAGAGCTTGCCTATGACAAGAGATTTCAAAGGTTCTACAACCTCAGTATTTTGCTCCCAAATTTGTGTTAATGCAGTACATCCCCAAAAACAATCTTTTCTAAAGGCTGTAATAGTAAGTGGAATCCGGACAGCAGTTAGCTCATCACAACCCTTAAAAGCATCAGCATGTATCTCTGTCAGTCCTGTGAAATAACCTAACTCCTCAAAGTGCTTCACATGATACAAAGACACCTCTACATTATGTGCTTCTATAACAGCATTCTGTGCCTCTGCATCTGCAATCTCCTGAGGTGTCATAGTACTTTCATCTATAGGAATAAGAGGTGTATAAGGATGTTCTGCTTGTGCCTGACTAAAGACAGTATCAAGGTCTGTTACAGCAAGACACTCTCCATAAGTTATCTTTTCTGCACTCTGCGACCAATTAGTATATTCTGAAATAATCTTCATTACCTCTGGATTACTCTCAGAAGTAATAAAACCTTCTTCACCAATAATATCTTTAGTACAAGTAACAGGAAGTACCTTGCCTGATGTAAATGTAACAGTAACTATCACATTTACTTTTATTGTATTATAAGGTGCCCGGCTAACCGTCATTCTCAACAAGGAGTCTGTAACCATCTGCACTGTGGGTACAGGTTCTGTCTCACTATTGCTGAGGATAGAAGGAACAATACTTGCTATTACAGCAGTTACCCCCTCTTCCTCTCCTTGTACAAAAGCAAAGTCATAATCTCCTGTCTCTACTATCACGTCATCATTGGTCAAGGTAAAGGTAGGATATTTAGGTGTAACTATAGTGGTGGTACTACCTTGAGCATGTATTCCATTCTCAAAAGCAACATCAATACCTACCATCATAGGATAGTCATACTCACGCTGTTTCAGTACATTGACAAACACACTTGAGTTTTCTATCCTAACAGTCACCCAATCTGATGGCTGATTGACACTTGGAGTAATAGAGCTGATAGGGGCATCATAGTCTGCTGGTCCAAGATGGAAAGGATATTCATATTCACCGACATCATTTATCTCTGCTCTCTGCTCCATCACTATCTGAGGATAGCGATAGTTAAGACCAATAATGTCTGATACACCACTTCTGGTTACAATACCCATGCCTGTCTTAAACCTTGCATTTATATTTATATGCATACTAAAGGCTTCATCAGGAAGACTCAGCACATGAAGAATAACAGCTGTGTTATCTACATTCATCTCTGCTGTCACATAGTCTGTACTTATATTAGTAAATACTTCAACAGCTGTTAACTTAGCAGTGTAATCCTCTGGGGCATATAGCACAGGAAACTCATAATCTCCCACTAAGCTAATATTATCTATAGCCTTAACTATATTTATAACATTGGGTGCATCAGTGTCTGATTCTACAAAATTCTGGAGCATTTCAAAGACACCACCACTCTTTACCAAACTATCACTGTCTTCTGTTGGATAATAATCAATAGAATTGATAACAGTCTCTATATTATTAACTCTACTATTGATTTCTGTTATCATTCTGGTATGCCCTGCCTGAGTATTCTTTATCAACTCAATCTCACCTACTACAGGAGCTATTATATCAGGACCTATATCATCTGATAACTTCTCTTTGGTAATAGCTTTATCTGCTATCTTAGAGGTAGTTACTGATCCTTCACCTATTATCAGGCTTAGTTTCTTTCCTGATTTTGGAGTCTGAAGAATATTAACCTCAGAAACCTTCCTTTTATTTTCATCCATATCAATTAGGTTTTATTTTCAAATGCAAAGATACTTAATACTTATTTCTATACAATAAAGCTAACATTCTTACTTATATTATATTAGACTTATTATTAACTTCCTTCTTCACTATTATTAAGCAATGTATTAATATTTTTCCCCAATTCATCTATCTGTACTTCTAACGAATTTATTTTTGCTTGTAAGTTTGCTATAGCGGTGGTATGATTACCTAACAAAACTTTATCCTCTTTTGACATCAAGCCGTTATAGTTTGATGTTGCAACAGGTAGTTCAACAGTCTTCTGCTTGCTTTCACCACCAATAGTGCTTACATCAAGGTCAAGGTCAATACTACCATCCCCATTTTGTACCACTCCAAAATCAAGACTATTACCATCGAGTGCACCATCAACACCGATATTTTTCCTCGCTTGCTCCTTTTGTTCATCGTTGAATGATTGTGGGTAAACACTCACATAGTCCTTATGCAATCTTGCAAGGGTATCTACTGCATTGATACCATAACGTATATCTGCTATGACAGGTAGTGATGTAGGTGCAGTGTCATTTTCAGGTAGTATTTCCTCTGTACCATAATCATCGACTTTGTAGTCCACCTTAAACTCTTGGTCAAGGGTGTATTCGATAGGCTCGGCAAGGACATAGTAAGCATAGACACCTTGTAAAGATGCTTTAAGTGTGGCGGCATCGGTGTAAGATGAATCTTGTATTCGGACCATGTTAGGTGCTCCACTATGACCAATAGTTTTATTACCAGCAGAAACTGCTTGGCTTGGGGATGCTGTGGAGTATTTAGAAGATTTTAGAAGTGATATATTATTCCATTCTCCCTGCAAATGTGCTAATGATGCAGTAAATGTACCATATGCAGTTTCTAATCTCCAAGCCAGACTACCCAAATCAACCTTACCAATCCTCTTAATAGCTTTATTCCCTTTTATCTCATCTTTATAATCACCAATACCACAAAGACCATCAGGAAACATCACTTCTCTTGTACCATCACTCTTAGTACCTTCAAGTGTGGTTATAGGTATCATTGTAGTTTCTTCCCAATGTTCTTCATATTCACCATTGCGGTTGCCTGACCATGATAGGTTTATGCAAATATCAGGATTACTTGTTTGAGGTTTAGATATTTGGCCACATCTAAATCTTATATAATAACAATTACTCGGTGTGGTAAATGTATTAACCCATTCGTTATAAGAAATAAATTTTTTGTTAGCGTCATAGAAAAAAACTTCTCTTGCAATAGTATCTTTAAGTGTTGAGCGAAAATTCATCAACTGATTAGGCAACACTTTTATAAAATTCTTGCTACGGATTCTTGAACTATCTCCCAGATTTTGACCAGATGCTTTTTCTATTGACCCCACTTCCCATTCTTCATCCCACAAGTTAAACCCAACCGTCTTGATACCATTACTCTTGATGTTTAATATCTCACCCTCATTATAAGCATAATCATGACGTGGGAAATAATTAGCCAAGAATGTTTCAAACTCTGCTAATGTAGGTTCTTTGCCAAGACCAAACATTAAGGAAAGGTCGAAGACTTGGATATTGTCTATATTTACCCCACCGACGGTAGTACTGTCACAAGTCTTTACATGTAGACGAATATAATACACATGATTAGGGATAATGGTATCTACAATTACACCACCTTCTTTCCAGCCTTCTGTGCGAATGATTTGTGTATCCGTAGTTACGCCGTTCACCTTAATGCGCCAATAACCATTTGTATCAGCAGGAGCTGTTTTGCGCAAAGAATAATAAGTGTTATCTACAACAGATATACCCGCTACATCACCGCCAGTCCATAAAACCGTAGTATTAGAAGTGGTTTGGTACTGTATTAGTATGTATCGAGTGTTTTCTGTATCTACTTTTGTATTTGTAAAACTTGTCTCATGCACCAACTGATTCCATACCAAACTATCACCATATAATGCTTCTATGGTAGCCAAGTCACCATTCGCTTGACTTGCAACACTCTGACTACCTGCCGTACTACGATAGTTGAACTTCGCATTATCATCAGTAAAATAGCCTTCAAGATTCTTCAAGTCCGACTTGGAATACTCAACACCATTCATGATGATAGTATGACTATCGGTAGTAAAATACACCGTTCCTGTATTACCACTCAACACACTTCGAGCAAAGGCTTGCTCACGTGTTAAAGCTCTATTATGTTTCCTTATTTCTGCCATAAACACTTAAATCAATTAGGCTTCTTGCCATGTAAGTGCGTTTTCCAATTCAACTATCCTGTTACATAATGCTTCGAACAAAGTATTTATAGTAGCTGCTACAACAACAGAGTTATCAGATGTAATAGTAGTTTTGTTCTTATTGTTTGGGTCAACTGTTCCTGTCACAGTCTTCACTACACCAAACAAACTGCTTGCAGGTGTAGCTGTTACTATAGTAGTAGAAGCTAATACAGTTCCAGTAGTGCTATCTGTAATCTTTAATACGATACCTGTAGTCCCTGTGGAAAGTTGCTCATTAGATAGACTTGCATTCAACTGAACACCTGAGGAGGTGGAGGATACTTTTAATCCTGAATTTGTATCTAAATGTAAAGAGATTGAACCATTATTATCCACACTTAAACCTCCTGTTGTAGGTACTTTCACAAGACCAAGTGCAGTTGGGGTTGCTTTGTCTATATTATTTTGTATAATCGTAAGCTCATCTGGTACGATATATCCCATACCACTGGTATCTAAAGGAAGGTCAGATAACATAAGTACCATATCTCCTTCTTCCAAATGACCACTCCAACCATAACAAAGAGTATCTCCAGCATTTGCTATTCTAAATGTCCATCCTGCTTTTACTTCTATATACCTATTCAATGTACTAAAGGCTGTTTTATTAGGATCATCCATCCAATCAGAACCAAAAATAGCTTCGTTTACAGCAGTAAGCCTTCCTGTACTTGCATCTATTTCTCCTGCATACACCATAGCTCTTGCTGCTTGTATTAAGTTTGCTACTTCTGCTTTTGTAGCATAGGTTGTAGTTATCCTATTTCCTGCTTCATCACCAAGAGCTTTAGTAGCAAAAGGCACTTCTATATCTGTTTCAACACCATCTACAGAAAGTCTTAAGTAATGATCTCCGGCAGTTGTTAATATAATAGATTGGTCTGGAGTTGCTACAAGCATACCATTAACCACTATCCCATTAGGGCATACTACTAAAGCTCCTACATGCGTAGTACTTATTGTTGCAGCTTCTACTAAAGTCTGGGCAAAATAATGTTCCACTACCTTACCTTGCAATAATTGCAACAATGCAAGTAATTGGGAACCGTTCCATGTATTTTGTTGATTTAAGTCATTGTCAACATTTGCTCTTCCTGTTGTCTTACTAATATCTGGCATATATTTATCTTTTATTCATTCACTTTCCACCTCTGATTATTATTCAATATAAGCATGGCTGCTTTGAGTTCATCCAAATCCAATGCACCCATTTCTGCTACCTGCCTTTTTAGCTCATTCACATCTTTTTCAAGTATTTCTATTTTATTGGAATTAGCTCTGTATGGTAGAAGAATCCAGGGGGTAACACCGTCTCCCATCTTATACCCTGATGTGTCCGTTTCAAAGCCAAGTTCTCCTGATAACAATATAGGATTCTTGCTCTTCCATTCGGCTGAAGTAAAATGCCTTACAACCAAAGCCATATTGAGTTTTTTAGTAGGAGCTTGACTAATTTTGGCTTCAGATATATAGCTATGCACAGTTTTAACCATACTACTTATCCTTTCTTACTACTACTCTTATCTATTTGCTTCTCCTTCAACCTTGCATCATCTGCCTGCTTCTTCTTGTCTAAGGCTAACTGAGCATCAAACTGTCTGGCTTCTTCTGCAAGTTTCTCCCTTTCAATAGTATTAGCTTCAGCATTATCATGATTCATGAGGCCCATACGAATTTCCTCGGCCCTACTATTTATTTGGGCGATAATTATCTCTGTTTCAAGCTTTTCCCTATGCATCTTATATTCCTGTTCCATCTTCATCTGCTCTAACTGAGTCTTCTGCTGAAGCTCTGCTTGGAATTGCTGCTGCTCAATCTGCTGTTGTTGTGCTGCCTGCTCTTCTCTCTTTCTCTCACTGGCTTCTATCATCCTCTGCTTCTCTGCCAAAGATGATGTAGTATAGAGCTTCATGATGGTAGAGAACTGCATACCATTCTGTAATCCTGCCTGAGCAAGCATATCAAGCTTCTGATTGAGTTCCTGAGCGCCATTACTATTATCTACTACAAGACCATAGTCACACTCCGCAAACTCATCACCATCAAACTCTACTAATACCTTACTACCATCATTCAGGATATAGTCAAACTTTATCTTCCTGCCTCTATAGGCTATCTTGGCTGTTTCAAGCAGGCATTCCAATGCTCTCTTCTTTACACTGTCATGGATAATAAATAACCACTCTGTACTATGTGAAGATTGAAGTGTAGCTCTCTCTACTCCTCCTACAGTTTCCCTGTTACTTATCTGACCTTCCCTTTGCTTACTTATTCCTGCAAAATTTCCTATCGCATTACTAATCCACTCAAGATAGTTGATATATTGGGTAATCTCCTGACCTAAAGATAAATCTACAACACCAGAAGTATTATTGTTCAAACTGGCTGCAAGTCTTCCTGTTGCCTGTCCTGTACTACCTTCATTCCAGCTATTCTCTACCATTACACCATGGGTATTAAGGTAGTATAGCCACTCATCCATTTCCCAAGTCTTTGGTTTCTTGGCTAAGTCAAGTCTCACAACCTTTCCTACATTCTTAGCTAATAGCTTGTTAAGCCTGTCATGGACTATATCATACAAGTAAGCATAAGGCTTCATTATATCTACTATACTTCTTGGATATATAGAGCCTATAATACCAAAATGACACCTGCTTGGGTTACTAAGTCTGTTATACTGGATAGGTCTTGGCCTCATATTTACATATATATCTTCGCCAATCTTAGTCCCTTCCCATGCTTGGTTAATCCAGAACACTTGTTCTTCTTCCCCTTTGTCAGGATCACAATGGTATGTTTCAGGATAGAAATTAAATTCTTCCTCTCCTGTCTCTGGATTATAGCTCTTTACTTTTTTTATCTTCCTTCTCGACTTCCAGAATACCCTGAGCACTCTTACATTGCCATTCATATCAAAAGGAAGCAGGTCACTTTCTATTCCTTCATCAAACAGACCTCTTACTGCTATGGCATCTCCTGCCTGACCTCCTATTGCTGGTATAAAACCAAACTCAGGAGCTACATTAAACTCTCTTTCACTATTATTATCTGTTGCTCCTCCTGCTACACGAGCCCATATAGTATCTATGTCTTTCTGAGTAAGCTGGTCCCAATAGACATCTTGTACTTTACCTGGAGACCAATAATCTTCAAGGATTACCATGTCAGCATCTTCTATCTTATTGGAATATCCTGACATAAGTACTCTCATTTTCAGGGGGTCTATCTTTTCCAATACAGGCTCTCCTCCTACTATATCACAGAGATATGCTTCCTCTTTTGCATAGAAAGCATCTTCAAAACCTTCATTAAACAATGTCTGAACATCAAACTCCTTGATATAATGATTCAGGAGAAGGTTTGCTCTGACCTCCCTCTTATCCTGATATTCATATTTGAAATAATCATCTTGCTTGGAGAGTTGCTTGTTATATTCATCTTCATTCATAGATGAATCCATAATAAGCTTCTGAAGAGCAGTATTAACCAATGTATTCTTACTCTCCTCCATCTCTGATATAGCATTAGGGTTGGTAATAGTAACCCTGAAATCAAACAGCCTCTTATTTTCCTCACCTTTAAGCACTTCCAACTTGGAGTTAATCACTGAGTAGTGCTGTATATTATCTGGAATATATGAGGCATCTATGTCGAAAGGATTCACCTGCAACTTCAAGTCTTCCATGTGGATTTTACCTTGGAGCAAATCTTTGTTTATCTTCATATTCTCCAAGGTTTTGCGCAAACCATTGTAATGCAGGATACTATGACTATCTGCAAAATCAACACACTGCTTGCGCCATACTTTATTCTTCTTACTGAAAGACAGTCTTTGAGTAGGAAATCCTCCTAATGCATTATATGCCATAACCTATCTTTTACCTTTTGTGTGCAAAGATATAAAAGATATTTTTACTATGCTATAACCTAAGAACTACACTAATATATTATAAGAAACATAATAAAAATAGGACTACTTTCACAAGTAATCCTATCATAATAATCAAACACTTTGACTAAAAAAGTTACCTCCGACTGGTATTGCAAAGGTACTACTATCTGAAATAACAGCCAAGTACCTAAAAGACATACTAATCAATTCTTATAACCATTATAATTATTAACATCACACATAATATGTCATCACCATATCATGTATCTCTACTCTATGGCCTGTATCTAAAGTCTTGGTTAATTTAACCTTAAGCCAAGTATTTCTCATTCTGTCCAAAGGTTTACCTCCCTTATTATTTCTTGGTATGTCACATCTCCATATCCTGAACTTTCTGTTAAGTGGAGAACTGCTGTCTACCACCTCTCCTTCAGATGTTTCTCTGTGGTAATGCTGCATCCTTCCAAGACCATGCTTATACTGTAACTTCAACTCTCCTTTCTGATACTCATTCTCTGCATAGAGTGAATCAAACGGAATATAAGGGGTGTAAGGAGTACTTTCTACTTCTACTCCTTCACCATCAACGCATGCTCTGAACTCAAGATTAGTAAATATTTTATCTACAAGTGGTTCAGGATTTCCTATGAGCTCCATATAATACTCCTCTGGCTTACCGAAGAATTCACAATACTCACCACCATTATGCTGATATATATGATAATTACTATCTGCATTCTTCTCTCTGCTTTTACTGAGCCATAGCCCAGTATCTTTATAATTAATGAAATAAGGTGCCTTTTTGTAACTATAGAAAGATGTGAATATACCAAACTTCTCAGAGAAAGCAAGACAATAGTTTTCATCTATAAACAAGACATCATGATTCTGCCTGTCATAATAGGATACAAAGCTTCCAAAATCATCTGGATTCCATATCTTACCTGCTTGTATATTCTTCTTACTCCATGTATTGAAACCTTGTTCAAGAGAGAGATTCTTCACCCCATCACTCAGATGGTATATACCTTTGTTATTAGAATCCATGAAGTATATACCTGATGGAGTAGAAGCTATTGACCATTTATTTGCACATCCTATACTATCTGACAGGTATCTCTTGCCTTCTACTTTCTGAGAATTGGCTATCTCTATAGGAACTCCTGTTGTAGAAGCAATTTGCATGTTTTCATTATAGAGTATCTGACTGATACCACTGTCTTGAAAAGCAAGCAACTGATCATTAAATCTTATAAGCTTACTTATACTACCCTTGTCTCCATCAAGCTCTAATACAGAACCAAGATTTATATTTGTCCATGCATCTATCTCTGCACCAGATTCCTTAGCTAATGACCATGTTATCTGATTAGGATAGCTTTTACTCTTATAGTAGTCAACATCTTGTATTCTATAGTTGAAGAAGTTATCTCTCTGACTATATACCAAGTTCATAAGGTTGAAGTTAAGAGGTGACATCATAGTATTATTCACCTGACCTCTGTTTCTGTCATATCTTCCATCTATATTGACTCTGGTCTCCAACATGAAACTACCAATCTCAACTATCTGATTCTCATCTTCAGGAGTATAAGCATAAGTCTTCAAGCAATCCCATCTCTGATAGTAAGTATCTCCATAGGAATACTCAAATGTAACACATGGGAAGTTACTTGTATCTCCGACATATTGGTTTTTTATATCATATAAACTAACAGGTTCTCCACAAGGAAGCCATACATTCTCTCTTAAGGCATCATCAGAAGTACCACCAAACATAGTCTTCCTATAATTGCTAACATTATTATCACCATGCCTTTGCAATTCAAGAACAGGAAGTAGGTTTAAAGTAGAAGCATTTCCATTATAAGGGTCTATATTAGTGGAATTGCTAAATTTAAGAACTATGTGGGGAGTACTCTTATACTTCATGCGTACAGCATTCTTCTTCAATACTAAGTCAATATAATGATTTCCCGCAGTTTTACCTGCTACTATAGCAGGCGTAGAGCCTGTGTATATACCAGGATTAGAACTATCAGTTAAGTTAGCATAGGTCTTATACCAAGGAGAACTATCTAAGAATCCTACTGTCTCACCTTGAATAAAATACATGCCATCTGCTCTTTTTGGAGATAACATTGTATCTATATTACCTGCATACATACCACTGTCAGTAACAAGTAAATCAGTTGTATTACCAGCAAAATAATTGATAAAATCAACCGGTAAGTTTTCTGTGGCACTGGTCACGGAAGAAAAGTATCTCAGATGAGATATAATCTTCTTCTTAAAAAGGGAACTTTGTATGCCTACTCCTGTTGGACGGGTAATATCATTATTAAGAGACCCAGACATTTGCCAAGGATATACTAACCACCTTGCTGCAAACTTATCTGTATCTACAGCCCATTGTCTGATAGTATTAGCATCTATATCTTTAGCTATGTAATCCTCGTAGAATAATCCTGATACAATACCTTTTGCATCGTTTGTAACAAAAGATTTATGATCAAAACCTGTTGCATTCTTGCTTATAGTAGGAGTTTCCATCTGTATATCTATATCCGCAAGAGTCTTAGAAACCTCTACAGTACCTAACCTATTACAAGTAACTCCATCATAATAAAGAATACTAAAAGTAGGGTCAAACTCTAAATCTGGAGAATGGAATGTACAGGTATTCCAATCTATTGTAAATAAATTATCTATTTCATTTGCGGTTTTAAATTCTCCTTGTATTTCTACAAGATGTAGGGAATCATTACTTTCAATAGTACTAGTATTTGTGGTAGGTAACTGACTGCTATGTACAGCAGCTACTTTAGATGTACCATTATTACTATTATATAAAGCAGGACCACTGGGCCTGAAAAACCAAGAAGATTGGGCATACAGATTTTTATCCAAACTCCTCTTCTGTGCTGTATATAATGTAGGATTTCCAACCCCTTGACACAAAGTAACCCTATCTTGAATTTCTGGAAAACATACCACACCTCTTACTTTTACATACCCTTCTGCCTTCAGAGCCTCGGCAGCAGTTTCAGATAATCTTCCTTTATAAGTAGGAAGAATTAGGTCAGAGTTTGAAAAGCTTGGGCTTTTTAGTTGTTCAACATCTTTTATAAATACTGGCTCAGACCAACTCCCTGTCTTATGTTGAAACTGAACTCCTAACCTATAGAAATCACCATGTTTAAAACCTCTGCAAGAAGCAACATATCCTTCAGAATCTATACTGGATAACTGGTTTCCATAAGTATAATTACCACTCATTGTTTGAGGAACAGTGATATTTTTTGTTGAAGATATAATAGAATCATGCTCATGATCTGGAGTTTCCCATTTAGTCATACTATCTTTCACCCATTCAAGCAATGTCTTTCTCTCATGATCTTTTGAAAAAATAGTACTGCTAAGAGGAGGTACTATAGCATTAATATCTATATTACCTAAAAACAAAGTACCATCTTTCTGTTCCATAGTACCTGCTACAATACCTGTACCTCCTTTATATAAAAGCTCTGTAGGGTCTATAGTGTCTCCGCTATAACCATTATCTGTATAAGTTAAAATACCAAAGCCATCTTCACTCTTTCTAAAATTTATAAGGTCCGAGGATGTAGCCCAACTATCAACAGTAGTACATCTTATGGGAGTACCATTATTAGTTTCTGCACCAAACCACATTACTATATCAGAAGCACCAGTTGGAGTTTCTCCCCAAGTCACATAGCCTTCTGATGTTGAAATTATAAGGTCTGGATACTCAGACTTATATAAACCATACCAATTAGAGTTAGCCTCACCTCCAACTTTTGCTTCTGCATCCAATTTAGTGCTATAAGTATAATATGGGTCAATAACTTTACCTTTTGTCCTGCATACAGGTAAAGTGCTTGAATCAACAGAAGTTACAGCTTCTCCTGTGACAGGATTATATGCTTTCAAATCCAAATCCTGCACCCTCCTTACTATAGGCACTCCGTTGATACTGGTTCTCTGAATAGAATAGACTCTGAGGAAATCAAACTTATTGTCAAAGTTGGATATAAATATCTTAAAGGTGTTATCTACACTGGTATCTTCTGGACTGGCTCCTCTGTCTTTATATGATACATACATCAGAGGTGTAGTATAGAAGATATTACTTTCCTGACCATACTTATTATAGTATGTAAAAGCATACTGGATAACTCCTGGGGCAAAACTTCCTCCACCACCAAGTATCTTCTTGACTTTTATAGTCTCATTCAGTTCAAGGGTAGGTACAAAGTCAAATGAAGTATCTGTATAATCACCTATCTTATCATCCATACTTTCAGATACATTGATAACTCTTGGCTGATTTACACCATCTGTCCAATATACCTTCTGAACCATATCATTCTCATAAGATACCAGTGTCTCAAGAGGATGTTCAGTGTCAAAATTCAGATTGCCACTGTATAGTATAGTTGCAATAAGACTGGAACTATCACCAGTAAACCTGATTATATAATCTGTACCAGTATCATGAGTAAAAACCACAAACTTGTCATTAAACACAGCTATACCTATAGGAGTACCAGGAAGGGTATAATCATAAGATATAGGGCCATCTATGGAAGGTCTTACACCAACCATACCTGTACCTTTCTCATTAACCCAACTAAGTGTAGTATTACCATCATTGGTAGCAAGCCTCAGATTCTTATTCTCAAAGGCAAACTCCGGATTAAAAGCTGAGACTGAAAGGTCTTGGTTCATACCCTTAGTCTTCCACATCATCTGTTTCTTCTGCATAACACTACATCTTAATGGTTAACTAAATACTCTCTGTTTCCCATATCCTTAAAACCATTGTCAAAAGCTCTGACATTAGGTAAGATAGTCTCCCACATCCTCACTATACTTTCCATCTGACTTACAGAAGGAGTCTCAAATTCTTCTCTCAGTTGACCTGCCAACCATGCATATTCCTGCTGGGCATTCTGTAAAACTCCTGCTGGTATCTTCTGCTGATCAAACTTCACTGTAAACACCTGCTTCTTAATATAGGCTTCCAATGCTCCGAGATATAACTCATTGTCTATGAGCAATGGAAAACCATCTTCATCCACTGGTATAGCTCTGTATGCTATCTCTACTGCTCCATGTGGAAAAGATGTAAAGATTATTCTGCCTTGGGTCTTAAAGGTAGGTTCTCCATGATGAAGCCTCATAGGTGGAATATACTGATTATGCCACATATCTGACTTGTTATAATTATTTACACCTTCTCCCTCCCCCTTTCTTTCCCTGTGTAGGGGATGCTCTCTCAAGCCTGGAGTAAAGGTGTCTGTCATACTTCTCATACAGAGTTTGCTGACACAATCCCTTACCTGAATTATGCTGATTAAGTCACAAGGAAGTTCACCCCTGAAATCTTCTATATCAACTACTTCTATCTTATCTTTATAAAGACAGGGATAACCATGTATTGCTATAAACCTCAATGTATGTCTTACTACTTGTTCAAGAGTTAAATCCCTGAGCATAGGATGGTCTGTCAGATTATCCAACACCCTCCTTATATTTGTATATCTTACCTCATTCAACATAGCATATACTGTTTAATTGTATTGTCTTAACCAGCAAGGAAAGTATCTATCTTCCCTTCTTTAATATTATCTTTCAATCTCCTCTTTATGAAAGTATTAACAGCAAACTGATAAAAAGTCTTATTCTCGTAGTTTGCTCCATACTTATCATACTTCACCTTAAAGACTTCCTTAACCTCATCCCTGACAAGAGTTTTATTCCTCCTTGCTTCCTCATCCTCATACCACAATTCCATAGTTTCCTTCCAAGCAATAGGATAGGTTATCTTAAGCTTACCTCCTACAATACTGACACCACAAGGTTTCTTTCTTAGCTCAAGCTTGCCCATACGGTGAGGAAATACAACAGGCTCACCATTTGCAAGATTATCTGCAAGCATGTTATTCACTGTCCTTATGATATAATAGAAATCCTTCTCAGAGACAGGCTTACCTATGTCATACCATTTATTCCTCCTGATATGTTTATAGGCATCATAAGCTCCCCAACTGTCTCTTACCTTGCAGACATTCTTACGGTTTTTCCTTTGAATTTCATTACGAAAATCATTAAAACTTTGCTTCTCCATTATCCTTCCCTGTTAGTTCCTACTGCTGCATCATCTCTTGCATTATTCCTTGTATCTGCATACTGATATTTACTACCAGTCAATGCCTTTACTACTAATTCTATAAGCATAGGTACAAGATACTCCCTGATTGGAAACTCTGCATCTAATACATCACACGAAGTATCCTTGCCTTCACTGTCACAAAGCAGTTCACTGGCTTCATCAAAATCCTCAAATACAGCACTTACCCTTATATTACACATATATTTAAACAAGGAATTACTGCTGTTAAGATAGAGATGCTGGTCTGGACCAAGAGATGCATAGGTTATATTCTTCAGATAAGGATTACTTCCTACATATCTCATCCTGTCCCTCGACACATAGTTAACATTAGTACCTTGGAAGAAATCTACAGGATATATTCTTGGAGTAGTACCTTCAAGTATCTTTGGAATAGCCTGCTTAGTACGGAGATAATAGCCTCCTGTACAATCTGTACCATCTATTGCTGCCACCTTCTCCAAACTGAGACATATCTGCTGATATTCAAATTCTGATGCTACATCTGTACTGCCCTTCTCCTTTTCCTGCTCTTTCTTGATAAGGAATGCCCTGTATTTCTTGCATAAGAATATAACCAAGTCTTCTGTAATATAACTATCGTCACTCACAGAAGACCGGGACAAATCCATGCAGCTGTACACAATTTCACTTACTTTCATACCTTCATTAGTTTTATGGCTCAAAGATACTACATTTCTGAATATCTTCG